GATATAGTCTAGTATCCTATCGAAAGATAGGGAAGTTCATTAGAGAACTGCATAGTGTAGCGAACTATGTGAATATTAACGCATCCTCGTAAACCAGATGTTCAGAGACAGTTATCATACGATCATAAAAACTTATCTCATCTTGTATTAAGAACTTGGTGGGAAGGTCTTAGACTAAAGGGAATTGTAGAAACCTGTAATACTGAAACAGGAAGAGATTTTAAAGGAAGAATCGAACAGGGATGTCAAGTTGCTTTCTCAATGAGAGCAGTTGGACCAGTTGTAGAACAGAAGAAGAATTATGTAAAAGTTAAGAAACCTTTAACATTATTCTGTTATGATGAAGTTGTTCATCCTTCCCATGCAATTGCATATATGGATAAAATTATTAATGAATCAGCATCAGGAAATATTCTTATTGCTGAATCAACACCATTAATTCCTATATCTGAAAGTGCAATGATTGATTATATTAAGAATGAATCTAAAAACTATAAGTTATTAACAGATCAGCTTATGGTTGATGTAGCTAATGTTTCTATCTCTTTATCTGAAGATAATAGATTTATCTATGTTAAAGAACATAATGGCGATACTATTGCTATTAAGACAGAAGCTGCAATTATGGAAGAATTCAAACATTACATGAAGAAATTTTAATGAACTGATGGTAAGTGGAAATTAAAATCTGCTTACCATCTTCATATCGTATTAAGAGAGGTGAATAAAAGATGACTCAAACAGAGTTAATAGAAATTATAAAGATGACTCTTGGAGCTTCTCATATTCCATTTGAAATTGATGATGATGGAATTATGGACATCATAAGATTAAGAACTTTACCTTCTTTCAGTAAATCATTTCCACATATGGAAATTGTAGATGTTGATCCTATTAGAGATAGAATTAATCCATCTGAATATGGTAAATATTTTCTACGATCCGATTTGAAAGTTACAGGTGTAGCTAAAGCTTTCCGTAATGAACAAGCAACACAATTTAGAAATATGTATGGTGCTCAAATAACTAATCTATTTGACTATCAAGCATTTATGGATTCTATATCTGCAGTTTATACACCTGATACGTGGGCATTTCATCCACCAAACATCATAGAAATGTTCCCCAAATATTATAATGCAGATCAATTATTAGTAGTTGCTAAATGTGAACATCCTGATCATCTTATGACTATTCCAGAAGGATTAAGAGATGAATTTATAGATTTAGCATTAGCAGATGTAAAAATTGCATTATACCCAATTCGTAAGAGATTCGCTTCTGTAAACTCTACATATGGTAATATAGAATTAAATTTAGAAGTTCTTGAGAATGGTAGAGAAGAAAGAAAAGAAATCTTAGAGAAATGGCATAGAGAATTCTTTAAAGAACCGAATAGAAAGAAGATATTCTTCTATTAATAATAAAAAAAAATATTATTTTATGTCTTTGTGATTATGAATATCCCCATAACACTATTCAACGGTGTTATGGGGATTAATAATCATTTCGAAACAACTACTGAATTATCGCCATTTTGTGGTCCGATGTTAATGATTGATTTCATCGAAATTCACTCCTTCCTTTAATATGTACTTGAGGAAGTCTTTCTTAGTGAAATCGTTTCCATGTATCCATCTAAGAGTGTTGTATGTAGTTTCCCAATCTTTTTCTGAAATATTATAGTATTCTCTAACAAGTCTTTCGTCTAAGTCATTATACCATAAAAGTTCATTTTGTTCGATATAGTGTTTTGCATACCATTGCTCTTTTTTAACATCATGAGATCTTAATTCATTTTTTAACTGATAGTTCCACTGTGTTGAATATTTTTCAGTGAATCTTACACCATCAATAAATAAATATAAAACGCCAATAATTACTGTAACACTAACCACAAATGAGATGAATCTCATTATTCTTTTTCTTCTGTTTCTCTTAATTCTTTCTCTTCTTTCTATTCTTTCAATGTAATCCATTATTTTTTACCTCTTTCTTTTGATTTTTTTTTTGTGGGTTATACTACATCACACGACCATAACTGAATACTCTTTGTTCCTATATCTGAAGAAACTTCACCGACAAATAATAAATAACCGTTCGCATTAATTAGCAATTTTAATGAATTAACGATATAACTCCCAATCCAGTTGCTATAATACTTTTTACCAACTTCAGGTATACTGTTTGTCTTCTTCAGTACAATAGTGTTAGTGTTTCCATTAAGCCACGCTTGAAAATGCTCTCCATAAGGAACAGGATTAAAAACTTTAATAGTATTCCCTCTCCATTCAAATGTCTTTGTTTCCATTTTGTTTTACCTCTTCTTTCTTTTGATAATATAGTTTAATATTTTCCCAAAATCTATATATTCTATATAGATTCATAAATATCATATATATTTAGTAAATCGTTAGTTTCGGATTTTATTATATGCATATGTCAACATAACATTAAATGAATTTTAAAAGAAAGGAAGGTGTGTATATTGGCTCGACTTTTGAACCATCAAGAGATAGTTGAGAAGAATATCGATACATATAATGAAACAGCAACTATCGAATATTCCAAATATTTCGAAGGAACACCAACTTTCGTCACTTATTATTCTCGTGATCTTCTTAATTCAACTGATATGGAAACATTAGAAGATGTAAATGAAGTAATTGGTGATGAATCTCCTTATCAATATCATAAGATTGAAAACTTTACAGTTTATGGTTTGGAAGGTTTTAGTCCTAACCTTACAAAAGAAGATTATGGTTATAATACTGAAGTAGAAAGTGAAATTACGATTTTACCAAATACAATTCGTCCATTACCAGATGATTATTTTTCTATTAAATATAGTGAAGAAGTCTGTTTATTTAAGGTTACAGAAGTAAACTCAGATAGATTAGATGGTAAAACTTTCTATAAAGTAAATTATAAGCTATCTTCATCAAAAGTAGATGATATCGAAGAACAGACGAATGAAGATTCTTATGTACAGATATATGATAATCTTGGTACAAAAGAGAATTCCATTATTCACAGTAAAGCCTTTGAGATTATTCAATATATAGATGGAATAATCTACGAATTGATTAAAGATTATAATGGAAAATATTATAATAAACAATTAGATATCCACGAGTATAGGTTTAATGATAAAAAACTATATAATCAGAGTGGAGCTTATTTCTGTGAAAAGAATAATGTATTTAAATTAAGTAGTTATACATCTTTCCTTGATACTGTACATATAAGAGACATATTAAGAAGAGATTTATCTGCTGATCTTTTTTATCAAAATACTTTATATTTGGCTTTGGAGAAGAAAAATATTTCGGAAAAACTATCTGCAGATGGAATGAAACTTTCTCTAATTCAAGAGAAATATTCTGCGTTCCATTTTACGTATGAGTCATATTCAAATATAACTTTCGTAGATATTCCAAAGGAAAATGGAGAACAAACCAATAACAATGTATATCACGTCTTTGACTCTGAATTTAAAAATAATATAATGACAAATACTTTATATGAAGATGAAGAAATTCTTCTTTTAGAGAATGTTATTATTGCATATTTAAATGACGGAATTAAATCTTTTGACGATATATGTAAAGTTCTTGATAAATTAAACGATAATGATTATATCTATGATATTAGGAACTACCTTTTAGTTCCTATGATTATCTTTATATTAAAACAGTTAAAAGATGATGTTGATAAACGCAAATCTATTAATAAGTAAAAACTAATAAGAAAGGAAAATGATATTATGAGTATTTTTAAAGATTTAAAGAAAGAACTTATGCTTAGAGAAGAGCAGGATGCTTCCGAAGCTATTGTTACAGATATGATGGACGAAAGTGAAATTGAGGAAGACATCGTTCTTGGTGAAGATGCTATGAATATTCCTGAGTACGATGAAGCAAATGATACTTATAATTATAATGAAGGAATTGAAAGTCTTTTAAGCGAAGAAGAGGAAGAACCTGTAGTTCCTGAAGAAGTTCCAGTAGGAACAGAAGATGCTGAATCTGAAGCAAAAACATGTGGTGATGATAATATCGAAGAATGTGGTATCGATGAAGGAATCGCTGATGATCTCTTTGAAGAAGATGGAGATATTGATCTCGATTTAGACGATGATGATACAGATAGTGAATCTGCTCTTTTAAACTATCTTGAAGGTGTTGACCCTACAGATGGTGAAGTAATCGAAGATGACGATGAAGATTATTATGATGATGAAGACGAAGATTTTGATGATTTCGATCTTGACTTAGAAGATGGTGAATTATCAATTCAGGCTGATGATTTAGATGATGATCCAGTTCCTGATGATTGTCCTACAAATACAGCAAATCAGGCATCTAAAGAAGGTGCAGTAACTGATGAAGATTTAACTGATGAATCTGCTGATTTTGAACTTTTCGCTGAAGATGGAGACGTTGCAGATGATGAATCTGACGATGAAGAAGACGAAAAGGAAGAAAAGAAAGACGACAAAAAGGAAAAGAAAGATGATGATTCAGAAGAGGATAAAGAAGACGATTCTGATGATGATAAAAAAGATAAGAAAGAAGACAAGGAAAAAGATAAAAAGGATGACGATAAAGACGAAGATTCAGATGATGAATCTGACGATGATGAAGACGTTGATCCTGATGATGACCTTGACGACTAATTTAAATTAATAAACACACAGAAATAATTTATTAATTTAAAGGAAAGGAATGATAGTGTAATTATGAATACACCAGAAACTTATGTAAGAGCCACAGTTAACTATTTTGGTATGATTCCATTTTTAGGTGTAACTGGACCCATCACAAGACCGTACAGAATGAAAAAGAGTATATATGAAAGACTACTCGCAAATGGTTATCGTGTTAAGCTTGTTGAAAACACTCCTTCTGGGGATGTGAAAGAGGTAATCTCAGCAAAGCCTGAACCTGAAGAAACCGTTGAAGATGTAGTAACAGATGTTCCTGTTGATGAGGATACTGACAACGAACAGACCACAGATGTGGAAAATGATGCGGAGATCGTAGAAGATGAAGTTGATGAAACACCATCAGAAGATGAGATTGCTGATGAAGTTGTAGAAGATGAATCTGAAGATGATGCTCCAGCGGATGATGAAGAGGTTCTTGAAGACAGTGACGAAGATGAGGAACCTGCAGATGAAGATACTGCTGATACTACTTATTATTCTGACGAGGATTTAGAAGGTCTTACTAAAGCTGAACTTAAGGCTATTCTTAAGGAAAGAGGAATCACAATCAATAAGAATTTGACTGTTGAAGCTTTGAAGAAAAAGATTATTAATTCTAATCCTGAGATGTAAGATTTAGTAAATAATCTTCAAATATTTATTGCTTATTTTTATGAATTAATTTTTTCTGATATGCAAAAACAGAGAAAAATTATAGGAAAGGAAAATTTGTGTGAAGTTTTCTTAACCTACCATCCTTATTGTTAATAGTAATTTAAATTTATATGTACGTAAGTATGTATTCCCCCCAAGCAAACTTATCTAAAAATAAGTGATTTATATTTTAAACCTTACATTAAAAGTTCCCCTATCGGACATTCAGCATCCGATAGGGGAATTCATAACCTTTTTTTAATCTCTTGTCATTTCAAAGAGTGCTTGTACTGCTTCACAAGATATACTACGCATATTTTTACCATTAATATCAAGATATTGTTTCTTTGATGTTAATATAGCTTCTGCTTCTGCATTAGCTTCTTGAGTCCATACACCACGAATAGATACTTGGTCTCCGTCAAAGTCTGCACCAAGAGAGCCACAATATCCATTAAACATTTTTAATCCATCAATAAAATTATTAGCGACTTTATCCTTAGTCATCTTTTCATCGACTATTGGATAATTCTTATATTCAATACCATCAATAATCTCAGTAGTTGTTTTGAATGTAGATAAAACACTTACTCTTGCAATAAAGATAGATGTATAGTCTGTTACAGGATATCTTGTAACATATACATGTTTATCCTTAACTACATCACAAGCAATTTTAAATAAAAGATCAGTCCAAGTTAAATAGCGATCTCCTATTGTATTTTCTTCTGTTCCACCACTTCTACCCACATATTTGAGATACATATCTCCCTTTGATGTTGATATCTTAACTCTCTCAAATCTTTCTGATGGCGATTTAATAAATCTATATACATGATGTTTTATATTATCATATGAAAAATCATTCATTGTATCTTTAAGCATTACTGGTTGACCAGTTGTTGAATTTATAAAAATAAGATAACCAAATTCATTTTCAAAAAAGTCCATTAATCCTTTCATAATAAAATCGAAGAATAAAACACAGCACTGTGATAATGGAACACCAATATATTCAGTATTTACTTCCATATCTTCATATTTTTCATATTGATATGGATCTGAAATAATAACAGATCTAACTGACATATCTATAGATTTACCCAATACATGTTCATGGAAGAATCCATGACCAGATCTTTTTCTTGTTTCTGGATTATGTCCAGATATAAATCCTATAAAATAATCAAATATCTGATTTACTACTAATTGTATATTATACATTGTAGTATTCATCATAAATGATACATCCATAGAACTATTTAAAGCATTTACCATATTAAGTACTTTAGCATATAGGTTATTAATGGCATCTACATCTATTTTTCCAGATTTCTGATTTTTAAAGTTTACATCTCGATAATATGCAGGACAGACTAAGAGTTTGTCCTGAAATACTGCATTTTTAGGTAAACCCTTTAAGAAATCTAATCTTTCCTTTCTATCTTGAGAAGTATTATACGGTAATTTCTCAATGTACTTATCGTATATTTTATAGAAGAATTTTAAGCCAGTTTGACCTTCTTCATCATCTTTACATTCCTTTAATACACCTGAACTTTCATCAAATGTAAAGAATGATTGTCCTGATATAAGTTTTAATACTTTTCTATCTACAAATGATAAAGCAGAATATGCTAATGGATGAAGAAACTTTTCTTTTAAATCTATATAAGCAAATATATATTTTCTATCTTCTGATCCTAATCTACCGAATATTTCATATGAAAATAATCCATCCTCAGTAGGACTATTACGATTACTAAAGAAGACAGGATTAGTAACTGGTTTTAAATCATTCATTTTAATAACACGATTTATATCAACGATATTCGTACGCAATTATTTCACCTTCTTTTATTTAATAATATTAAAGGGTTGTTCCATATAGAAAAAAAAAATATGGTGAGATGTATAACCCCACCATATTTTTTTTTTATTAATCGTTAACTACATCTGTAGTTGGAGCGATAATGCTTAATGATACCATATTGCAAAGCCAATCAGCTGCTTGAAATGGATTGAACTTTAAACCTTTTAAATCATCATGCAATATTATTGCAGGGTTTTCATCATCTGGATATTCACATGAAATAATAACATCAAATAAACATAAATTGCTATGATCTTCACTTGCTTTTTCAGGATTTACTCCTGTCAATGTAAAGTCTATATCCCAATATAAATATTTACGAATAATTTCATTAGCCTTTTCTGTAATTCTATTTGCTAATATAAAATGTTCAGGAAATCTTACATCTAAAACTCCTCTATTGTTGAGTTTACCATCATCTGCAAATTTCTGAAGTTCTTCATCAATCATATCATTGATTAAGTCAGCAGCGATATTAATAGATCTCATAAAATCTTCTCTAGATATAAGAGCTTCTTTTCCGAAAATAGAAGTTTTAAAGTCATTAAAGTCAATAAGATTAGAGTTCTGGTATCTATCAACGATTTTACGAGATAATTCAGAATTGATGATGATATTATCCATAAAGAATTCATTCTCATCATCTGGTTTACTTTTAAACTTATTATACTCATCAATAAAACTTCTTAAACAGAAAGAAACATTAACATAGTTGAGATTTCTGAAATCTATAAGAAGATTATTCCCTATTAAACCAAAGTCAGATAAACTAAATGGATATCTATCTGAGAGTTTAATATAACTCATATCAGGTTCAATTTCCATTGTATCTTTAACTTCATTATCAAAATGATAAACTTTGTAATAACTAATATTACCATCTTTAGATATAAAGAATGATACTTTTAGTCTTTCTTTAAGTTCAGTATCTTCAATTATAAAATTGTCAACATGCTTTTCTCCGTTAAAGTAATACTGAATCAACTCTTTAATTTTCTTTCTACGTTTACCATCAGGATTCATCTCATGATTAAGACCATTATCAAAATAATAATCAACCATTTCTGTCATTCTCTTTGTAACTTTCTTATCTACGATTGAATAAGGGACAAAGATTCTTGGATTAATAGATGAAAAAGAAGTATGATGTAAAAAGAATTCAAAGAGTTTAATTAAATCCATTCCGTCTCTTTCTACCATAAAATTGGTATCTAAGAATAATAAAAGTCTGAGTTTACCATTATCCATCATAAACTCATTGTATTCATTTATGATATATTCAGCATCTCCAGATTGAAAACCAAAGATGCCTACTACATTAAATAGATTTTTTCCTTGTGTCATTTCCAACTGAAATGAAGGAATATCTCTATCATCATTCATTCCTAGATTTGTTCGAACTAACATTCTTATCACTTTCCTCCGCTATAAATTTTTTGGTTTCGTTTATAAACTTATTGGTTTCTTTGATAAATTTATCATTTCTTTTGATCTCTTGATCAAGAATTGCATTTAAGATTTCTGACGACATTTTTCTTGTAACTCCCTATATATCTCTGGAGAATTCTTTATAGGAAATACTCCGCCATTCTTTTTCATAATAAATACATCGTCATATGTAGAAAACGCAATACCTAAACCTGCTATTAATGGTTGAAATTCTTCATCTGTTAAATAACTTCTATTATAACCAAAATTAGGCATTAAAAAAGTTTTATGTTTACTATCTGTTTTGAGTATGACATCTTTAATTATATCATATCTATCATCAATAAACATAGTATAATCAGGTTTATATCGCTTTATCCACATTGTCTTTGATGTAGTTGGCTTTAAGAATTTAATCTTAATCTTTTTCATATTATATTTACCAAAGAAAGTTTTAAGTTGATGTATTTTTCGTTTATCCTTCACTCCATCTTCTAATGAATGAGTAAGAATTATAAGTTCTTTACAGAAACTTTGTGATACTAATTGTCTTAATGCATAAGCTATTGGATTAAATCCCATAAGACGATAAAAATATGGAACATTTTTATATGAATTTACCCATGCTTCTTTTTGCTCTTCAGATGGTTCTGTTTTCATAAACCATCCATCAATGTAATATTCATTACGGTTCATTAAGTCATAGATAAACAACATTCTTCTATCAGGAGACCAATCAACTGCATCTCTTAAATCACATCTCTCCATATAACAGTTATTTTCATTAAAGAGTTTGATTTTTCCTGTATTATTGAATACTGTAAGCCAAGCTAAGTCCATATATTGTAACACATTATCATAATCACATATTATGATTTGTGGTTGTTGAGCCATTTTATTAGTATCAAAATTATCTGTAAATAGATTATCCATATAATCCATCTTTAGATACACTTCCTTTAAATTTAATTTTTAAGATATAAAATATCCCAAGATAGCATATAACACTATCTTGGGATACTTAATTTATATCTTATTCTTCATCATCGTCATCGCCAGATAAGATATTCTTGATATCATCATAACTTGAATCTTCTACATCTGTAGCATCATCGTCATCCTGATCTAAAGAAGGTTTAGATGTACTTCTTCTTCCCATACGACTACTTCCGCTTGATGAAGGGATGGAAGATCCTCCTCTATTAAACCTGCTACCTGAGCCTGGTCTATTAGAAGATCTTTCTTCTGATTCTGATGATCTTCCTCTTCCTCTATTAGCAAATGATGATTCCATCATACCTTTGATAACATCGAGAGAAGACATAATCTTATTGAGTGCGTTGTTGATAAATGAGATAGCTCCATTACTATGAGCACCAGTCATACCTTCTAAAGCACAATCAAGAACTGTGATGAACCATTCAAGTTCCATGTTCTTATTAACTTTAATATCTTCAGCACCACCAGTTGAATCATTGTAATTCATAGCCATCTTGTTTTCAGGAGCAGCCCAGTTGAATACATATTCAATTCTCTCTCCTTTATTATTATCTGAACTATCAACAATAGCCAGAGTCCAGTTCTTGTTCTTATATTCTTTACCAGAACTGAATTTTAATACAAGGTCATCTTTACATGCAAAAGCAACGCTTGAATATTTATCATCTTTATCCTTAACGGATTTTCTGATAAGATTAATTGCGTTCTTAAGTCCGATAACCTGAATTGGTGATAACATTACCTGAACTGCATTGTCATAATCGTATACATTGTTATCAGTCATTTCATTTTCAGGAAGTTCTTCTGCTATTGAGAATATCAGATATTTCTTCCAAATAGAAAGTGATAATGTAGAGCGACAATCGTTAGGAATGTCCTTTTTGTTCTCTCCTAAGAATGGATAGAACTGTGCTAATCTTGTTGTTGAACCTGTAGAGGAACCTCCATTTCCTCTTGATTTGTTTCTTTCGAATCTTGCCATGTGATCCTACTTCCTTTCTTTAATAGATTTAATAAATAATATATGATTAAAAAGAAGTCAATAGTCTATTCAACATGTAACCACTGACCTCTGATTAATTTTAAGTTGTTTGGATTTTTATTAAATATTTACTATGTTGCTATAGAAAACTTCATCCTTTGTAACTTCTATCTCTTTAACACCGATGCACTTTAAGAATACCAAACCTTTCTTCATAGCATCAGCAATCATAGTTTCTGTATCTATATATGGAATTAACCATTCAGGAACTTGCTTTACTGATTTCGGGAAACAGATAGAAGTAAAACCATAATGAGCTAATTCTGGAACATCTGGATTTTCAAAAATGAATTCTTTAATCTTTCGATACATTTCTTTATTCACTTTATATAAATCAGATAATTGAACTATCTCTTCTGGTTTTAATTTAAGCATATTACATTCTGCAGGTGTTTTAATTTCATCACCAATTTCTAGTGCATTATAAGTCAACATACCTCTTATCTGTTGCATTTGGAATGGAGTCTTATATGATGACATATCAGAAACTTTGACTGGAATTGCAAATCTTAATTCGCCATTATTTAATGATGTTCTTATATCATTTTCAAGTTTCTTGAATTTTCTGATAATACCTTCAACTGTGATTTTATCCTTTAATAGAATATCATCCTCAAGAATTGATGTTAAAATACCACCGATTTCTCTATTAAAGTCAGTTTTCTTAATAGACAAACCAGCAACATTCATTCTTTCATTTTCAGGTACTATATTTCCTTCTTGTAATTCAAGAATAGAAGCATAAGCCTTTTTACCTTCTGTTAGTAACTGTCTCTTAAATAAGAACTCATTTTTCATCTTAACAAACTTTGCTGGTTCATCTTCTAAGTTACACTGTTTAGTATATTTAGCATATGCAATAGCAATAAGTTTTGTTAAACAGAAAGCCATTATATTAACAGCTGTATATCGAGTTCCTTCACTCTTCTTATCAAGTTTAAATCTTCTACAACAGAATGTGTACCAGTTATTTATATTTAACATATTAGAGTCTGTATCGCATAAATCTTCATATGGAGTCGTTAATTCCATACCGATAATTTAATATCTGCTCATAGTCGCCTATGAGATGAGACTATATCTTCATCCATTTCTGGATGCCTTATATTTCCACTCACTTGAGTGTACGATCTTTCGATCTAGTCGTTGAACTGTTACGAATTAAATTTTTCTATATATTCATCTAAAATTTTGGATATATTTCTAAATTCAGTATATTTAATTCTTAATAAGGGTATATTATGATCTTTACAGAATTTATTTTTAATATTATCTCGTTTTTGCGTTTTAGCAAGTTCTTCACTAATACCAAAATCATGATTTGTTTTATAATCATAATAACCTCTAAAATGTAATTCACCATCAAACTCTATAAGAAAGAATTTATCATCAATATTTACTTTAAAATCAAATGGTAAGACGAATTTATTTTTACATTCTGGGAAAATAAATTCTCGTTCATAATCAATATGATTTCTCTTTAAATATCGCTCAATAGCTTGAACTCCTTTTGAAGTTCTACTATATTTATTACAATATGAACATCCCTTACCTGAATACATATTTACAGGGGATAAAAGAAATTCTCTTTTACATTTAGAACATATAAATTTATAATTTGTTTTATTATTTATATATTCTTGTCCTTCTACTAATTTATATAAACCATCTGGATATAACTCTTTAACTTTTTCTTTTAAACCATCCATCCCAAGTTTATATTTTTCTTTACTTTGTATTCTAGATTTCATAGCACAAGCTGGACATCCACCATAAGAAGGTTTAGACATATTTGCTGGTGTTGCAAAGAATATACAACCACATTTTTTATGTTTAAACTTAACCTTCTTTTGAGAATGTTCATATTTAGATAAAACTTTATAATCAGGTTTTACTTTTTTCATTCTTTCTATAAAAATTTCATGAGTTACTTTAATACTCATTTTATTCATCTCCTAATTAATATTTTTATTAATGAGAATGTTTTAATGAGTGTCGTAACAGCTGCTGATTTTCTTAATTTTATAAGAAGTTCCAGCAGTTAATAAGGTTTTCCATAGATTATTGCTAATCTAGGCAGCCAATTTGTTAACCGTTGTTACAGTATGTCTAATATCATTCTTTAATCTTGAGATCTTTTCAGCATCTACATAATTATAAACTACATAAATACTTAAATATTCCCATAACTTATCAAGATACTTTACAATATCTTCTGGTGGTTTATCTGGTACAATATACTCATCTGTTAATGTAAAGATTTTATTAAGAAGAGAACTTATTTTCTTATTACGACAGAATTCAAATAAGTTATTCTTATAATATAACTTATTTAATTCATCTTGAGACAATGTATCTATAAGTTCATCAATTTGATTTTCAAAACCATTGAATGTTTTAACATCAAAGAAACATCCTTTAATATAAGTTTTAAAATCTTCTTTTGTTACATCTTTAGATACTACACCTTCACAAGTATAATCTTCTTTTAATACTCTAAGTACGAATACCATAAATTCATCTGCAGATTTAAATTTTACATTATTAGATAAGAATCTTTCAAATGTAGTTAAAGCAGTTGAAATAATACTTTGACCTTTTGCAGTAATTGATTGAGCTACATAAATATTAAAGAAAGCTGATTGTCTTTGTCCTGATACACCATAATAAGCATTTATGAAGATTTTATATATTCTCTGTAGTCGATTATAGAATACGAATTCTTCAGAACCTTTAGGATATTTAAACATTTCAGCTTTAGCTTCTGCTCTAAGATTAAGTATTAAAGATACGAACTCAGCATCATGATTTTCTTTCTTACTATGTCTATTAAAGAATACACCTGATTCAGTAGTAATTGGTTTTTCTTTTTGCCACCAATTAATAATTGATGATAAAGAAGTTGGAGTAACATCGCCTGTATAATTATTATTTAACTCACATTTAGTATCAATAAAGTTTTGATTAATAGAATCGGTAATAACTTTAATTATAGTATCGTCATCTGCATTTGGATATAACTTTTTAAGTTTACTAAACATAGATTGAGAATACTTTTTAGTTATAAACTGTTTTCCAATATTTAATGTTCCCATCTGTTTATCTCCTTTCATTTTTATAGGTACTTATTGTAATTATTATGTTTTTGTCAGCTTTCTAATTAAATTCTATATAACATAAAATTAATGTTCTAATAACATTAAAATATATTTTAAGAGTAAATTAGAAAGGATGTGACAATAATGATTTTAGATAGCTACAAGAACGCACTCGTAAATGAAGATGTTGAATTATCTCCAGAGGGTGAAGCTAAGTTATGTGAAATTATGATCACTGAATCTGGTTGTGATTTTTCTGATGCAGAATTATCAGAACTTATGAGCGAAGGTTTACTTGCTGAAGCAAACTTTTATAAAGTTAAGAACGACAAGAAGACCAAAGCTAAGAGACTTGTTGGTGCAGCTGCTATTCAGATTGCTAAAGAAAAGAACGATCCTCTTTATAAGAAACTTAAGAAAGTTTATGCACAGAGACGTATGCTTAAAGAAGCAATCAATAAAAAGTATGGTAATAAAGCTGTTCAGAAAGTTAAGAAGATGCAGCAGAACAATAGAATTCTTGCAGCAAAGGATATTCCTATCGACAAGAATACTAAACCAAAGGATGCTTAATATCATATAAATAATATATGATTTAATCTTCGGAACATAGAAAGTTTCTAAAATAACATATATTGAGGAATAAGATTGTTAAATATCTTATTCCTCAATTTAAACCCTCAAAAAGAAAGCTAACTAACCTATTAGAGTTTTTATTTATATATTATAAAAATGCAATAATGTAAATATAAATTTTATATAACGGAAGGGAGAAACCAAAAATGAAAATTGACTACACAAAAGTTTTCAATTTAGTAAAGTTGACATCTTCACTACCAAAATATGAAGAAACAATTTTTACAATAATTGATGACTTAAAAGAGGACTTTGATATTTACAGTGATAAAGTCAAAGTTAAAGGGCAGGAACTCAAACAAGTAATGCACTTATCGAATTTCTTAACAGTTCTGATTTTGTTAAGACCGTTTGCACAGTTCAAACAACCATTGGAAGATGAATTTATCTTATCAAAAGAAAAATTAAATAACTTTAATGTGGGAATTCTTAATGACTACTATAATAAGGTTATAGAGAGATTTCTTGAAGAAGGAAATAGTAGAGAAGTAAATGACTGTATTGCAACAATGCAGGAACAGTGTTCTATGATAAGTTTCTTATTTAATGAATATTTTGGAAATTCTGTTTCTATCCATTCTATTATTGATCTTTCAAATAAGAATGAAAGACTAAATGATATAATTCATACTGATATTCCAGAAGATATGAGTATTCCTCAGAAAGAAAAGTATGTAAAGGATAGAACAAAAGAGTGTGTTGATATACTTAAATCTGAAGATAACTGTTTTAAAGATTATCTTAATTGCGGTGAAGGAATTAATAAACTTCAGTTGGAACAGTATATGGTAAGTATAGGATTTAAACCAGACTTAGAAGGTAACACACAACCAATTCCTGTAAATACAAACTATTTACTTGGCTTTAAAACTCCATACGATTATTATATAGATGCGACTGGTGGTCGTAAGGCTGCTATTGTATCTCACAAACAAGTTCGTTCATCTGGTTATATGATGAGAAAACTTGCTTTACTTTGTACTAATACTTTATTTGCTTATAAGAAGAATAAGAAAACAGGTCAAAGAAGTATTGTTGATGATTGTGGTTCAGAAAATTATGTATTAATTACTGTAACTGATAAATTTACACTGAATATTCTTGATAAGAAGTATTTCCTTGATGGAAAGAAACTCAGACCTATAAATAAGAATAAAGATACAGATTTAATCGGACAAACAATCAAAGTAAGAACAGCAAGTACTTGTAAATGTAAAACAGGTGTATGTAAAAAATGCTATGGGGAATTATATAAGATAAATTCCGATATTCATATCGGAATTTTGGCAATTCTTGAATTAACATCAAGACTTACACAAAAGATGCTTTCATCAAAGCATTTATTATCTACTGCTTCTGAATCTATTGATTGGTCAGAAGATTTCCTTAAGTATTTTCAGATAGATACAAATGCTATCATAGTTAATCCTGATATGACTGATTCAAACGTTTCAATTTGTATTGATTCAAATAATATATCTGAAGATGAAGATATGATGGATGAATTTGATGAAGATATGGATAGTTCAGAAATTAAGGATGGACAGATGACTCTCTTAAAACAGAATTTAACTAAATTTGATATTATTATCAAAGAAGGAAGAGGAGAAGAAAAAATTAAGAGAATTCATATTGATCTTCCTAAACCTCTTTACATTACAGATTTCTTACAAGATGCGATTATCAATTATAAAGATGAAGAAGAGACTGAAGTTGTTATTCCTATGAAATCATTGATTAATCAGAATTCAGAACCTTTATTCTATTTCATTATTGAAAATAACGAATTATCAAAGGCTCTTAATCAGATTATTGCATTGATAGATAAGAAAGAACACTTAGGTCAAACTACCATTACAGGAATGTTAAATACATTCATTTCGTTATTGTCTGATAGTGGTATGGGTGTTAATATGACACATATTGATCTTATTATAAGAGAATTAATTCGTGATAAAGAAAATGTATTAAAGAGACCTGAAAATATTGGTGAGAAAGATTTCTCAGATGATGAATATCAGATACTTAAAGTAACTGATGCTATATTAAAATCACCATCATTGAGTGTATCATTCTCATTCGAACAGATTAAGAGACAAGTATTAGACCCATTGACATATGCAAAAGAGGGTACTTCATATTATGACTCTTTAATCTAAAGATAATAAATTGGAGAAGAAATTAATTGAGATTTCTTCTCCAATATAATTTCTAAAATTATGAAAGGATTATGATAAGATGATTGAAATTAAGAATTCGTCTATTGTTATCCATGATTATAATTTAGGCGATTGTGAAAAACTTGAAAAGAGTTTAAGTCACTGGGATAGTGTTAGATTTATGGTTGACTATCAAATCTTTTTATATAACGAAGAAGAAAAAACTCTAACAATTCCTGGTGGTTATGATACTGGATATTTGTCTTACCTATTTCCAGATAAGAAAATCTATTATAATACTGAAAAAGTTCCTTCTATGTTCTTAAGTTATAAAATGAACGCAGAACCAAGAGATGAACTTCAGAAAGATTGTATAGATTTTGCATTAGGAGAAGGTAAATATAAGAATACTGCAAATTACAGTCAGAAAATGATATGTATGGATACAGGTAAAGGTAAATCTTATTCTATGGTAAATATCATTTCTAAAATTAAGAAGAAAGCAATTATATGTTGCGACCAGAATAGACTGATGGATCAATGGAAAGATGAGAATTTCCTTAAGTTCACTAATTTAAAAGAAAAAGATATTTATTTCATCTCAGGATCATCTTCTATAACTAAAATTCTTAAAAAAGAAACTGATTTACCTTATAAGATTTTTATAGCTTCTTATAGAACTATATCCAGTTATGCGGAAAAACATGGTTGGAAAGCAATTACAGAATTATTTAATAAGATTAAAGTAGGAGTAAAGGTATATGATGAAGCTCATGTCGATATAAGAAATATTTTTATGATTGATATGATTACAAATGTACCAATGAATTTTTATCTTACTGCAAGTCCTGGTCGTTCCGATCCAAAAGAAAATACCTTATATCAGAGAGCATTTAAAGAAGTTCCTGTTTTTGGTAAAACTCAACAGAAAGCAAAGGACGATAGGTATTTAAATACTGTATTTGTAAATTATAATTCTTATCCATCTGAACTTCAACAAGCTAAATGTACAAATCGTTATGGTTTTAGTGTAAATGATTTTTATCATTATGTATTTGATAATGATGATAAATTAATACAATTTCTTAAAATCATTAAGAAAATCATGGATCTCTGTATTAATAAAAAAGGTAAAATTGCTATATTAGTTCATAATATAGAACACGTAGAAGTTTTACAGGAATTTTTATCTGAGATATATCCAGATAAGGAAATTGGACTTTTCTATAGTAAGATTAAGAAAGAATTACTTAAGAATGAATTAGAAAAGAAGATTATTATATCTACAGATAAATCTCTTGGAAAGGCTATTGATATACCAAACTTAAGATTTTTAATATCTACAATTCCCACATCTTCTGATATAGTACTTCATCAGATTAGTGGTAGACTAAGAAAATTACCTGATAGAGAAGTTATGTACTTTGATTTAACAGATATAGGTTTTCATGCTTGTAAAGCTCAACAGAAGAAGCGAAAGGCTTATATGAGACATAGAGCGAAGACCATAAAACAGTTGGATCTGTAAAGATATATTATATAAATAGAAGTACTATAATTTAAATAAAGGCAGGTGATAAATTGTGGATGAGAAAACTCTTACTATAGAAACTATTGAGAAAGACATCTATAATCCCTGTAAGGGATTAAAATTAAAACATGTTGTAACTTTAGGATCTAAAGATAAGAATAATGGAAGAAAAGAAGAATATTATATTTATCAATATAAGAGTGAAAAATATATCAACAAAAATAAGTTGTGTAGATTAAAATGTTCAAGTAGTGAATATTTAGTGCTTGAACCATCTCGTAATCAAGACTTAGATATTTCGTTTTATATGTCTTATAAACATATCTTCGCATTTAAGAAATTTCTTAAAGCTTGTATTAAATGGTTTGAAGACTATGATGATATAATTATAGAAACAAAGGATGATATTATTTTTAACTCGAAATATGATAATTTAATGGAAATTTCTGATCCATTCTTAAATGAAATGAAATTAAAGGCAATTCCAGATTTAGTTGAAGATGATGAATATTATTCAGAGGGGATTATTTTATATTTATCTCAATCTGTATATTTTACTATGACACTAATGGAATTAGAATCTTTATATGATTTTCTATCCACATTTAATTTATATCAGTCTACATTAACTCTTATAGAATATTATAATTCATTAATGAATAGACCTGATGTAGAGTTTACAGCGAAAAATAGTAGTGGCATTGCACAGAGACATCATATGATAAGATCAATACCACAAACCAAAAAGAAAGGAGAACCAAAAAAAGATGAGTGAAAAGAAAATCTTAATTAAAGGAGTCTATTACGAGATAGGCGACTTTAAAAAGAATGGCTATGAGAAAGGTAAATGTTACTTTAAGAAAACTAAAAGATTTCCTGATGGTAAATACTTTATTTTTAGAGGTAGATTAAGATATGTAGATACTTTTGAACATAAGATAAGTGATCCTGGTATTTATTATATTAAAGAAATCGATGGCTATAAAATTAAATATGAAGATGGTTTAAATGATGCTGCAGATTTCTTATCAGCGTCTATTGATGCCATTTACAACACTCAAACAAAAGAAGTAAAAGTAGAATCTACTAAAGAAACCTCCACAAGTAGTGAAGGATATATATCTCCCGATACAACATATTTTAAACCTGAATTTGATGAAGAAGATAACTTATTAACTCGTATAATTAAGCAAATCTTACAAGATGAGAATTGGACTAGTAGAGAATTATCTGAAAGAGTGGAAACTTCTATTGAGTTATCCAATCTTAAGAGAAGACTTGTTGTTCATAAAAAATTATCATTTGAAGGTTTTGCTAAATGGTTATATCTTTTAAAGAAAACTGGTCATTTTACAGTTGATGGAAAGGATATTGATCTTGAGTTCGGTTATAAAAATGGTGAGAAGATAAATGTAAAGGAGTAATATAATTTGAAGTCTACTTTTAATTACAACATTGATGAAGAACCTATTCAATTAGATTTCTGTTGTGTTCCTTATTGTCTTAAATTAATTCTTAAAGCGGAAGGTCTTAAAGAGATGAAACAAATGGAAATTGCTGAATATCTTAATCTTAAGATACCACCAAGATCTGCAGAAGGATTTGTTCAATTATATAAAGGACAAATGGAAATTGTTATTTCTAAATCTGAAGATGATTATGGCTGTCATGTTAAAGATTTAAATAAGCAATTATTTGATCCTCTAAATCTTCCGCTTATAGAGACTTATGTTCCTGCGAAATATTATAATAAGGAAAATATAATAAATCTAATTAAAAGATGTGTAGATGAAGAAAGGCATGTTATTGTTCCTGTATATTATTCTATTCTATCTGAAGATGATACAATAGATAAAAATAGAGGAAAGCATGTAATACTCATCGAAGGATATGATGAAGAATTATTTCTAGTAGTTGTACCTTATGAGCATGGTTCTTTCAAGAAGGAATTCACTCACCAACATGTTTATAATTCTATGGTCAAGGAAAATAATGGGCTATGGATAATTACAAGAAAGTTGGTATAAAAAGATGAAAATTAAATATATTAAACTTGAGAATTTCATCGGTATATACATTGGTACTGGTAGGTATAAACTTGAAATTGATTTTGAAAAATCTGAGAATAGAATCATAATGCTCGAAGGAGCTAACGGAAAGGGTAAGACTAGTTTATTATCTACTCTTCACCCTTTCGCTGGTACTATGGATGAACGAAAAGAAATAATTCTCGAAGGCAAAACAGGTAAAAAAGAGATTATTATATCTCACGATGGTTATGAATATGATATCGTCCATCATTATAAACCTCTTAAAAATAATAAGAGGAGTATTGCAAGTTATATTGGAAAGAGGAAAGATGGTTCTAAAGATGAATGGGAAGAACTAAATGAAACTGGCACAGTTAATTCATTTAAAGATATTCTCTTAGAAGAACTTGATGTTGATGAATCATTCTTTAGGTTATCTCGCATTGGTTCTAATGTAACTAATTTCATTGATTTAAAGACTGCTGAAAGAAAGAAGTATTTATCATTATTCTTATCTGAAGTTGATGAATATCTACATTATTATAAAATAGTAGGTGATAAATATAATAAGACTAATCTTTTACTTAAGTCTGTAGTTGAAGATATAAATAAACTTGGTTCAGAAGAAGACCTCAATATGACAAGAGAGGGGTTAGAATCAAGAATTAAGTCTAATCAGAAATCTTATGATAAGAATATTTTAGAAATTTCTAAAAATCAGGGTTCTATTAATGAAATTGATGCTGATGGTAATATCTCTTCTCTTTATGATTCTCTTACGGAAGAAATAGAAACACTTGAAGAAGATATCGAAGGATACGATAGAAAGATTGAGAGAGTTATATCTCAAAATCCAAGTTTGGCAGAAGTAGAAGATATGAATGAAAAACTTGTATCTATCGAGAGAAAGAAGGCTTCCAGTGAATCTAAGAAATCTTCATTAACAGATAACTTAGATAAAGTTAGAACTGAAATTGAAGATACTAATAAGAAACTTAAAGAAAAGAAAGCTCAAAGAGAAAAGTTTAAGACAAAAGAAACTTTAGATGAGCTAGAAATATCAAGAGATGAATATCAGAATAAAATTGATTCAAATAATGCGGAAATAGATGAAGAATTTTCTGCATATAAAAAATTTAAACATACATCTGAAGACGATCAAAAAAATAATACTCGTTTTCTAAATGAATTTATTAGTAAACGAGATAATTTCTTGAATAACTCATCTTTAGATGCTATTAATAAGATTATTGAAATTATTGATAAATATGGTGATGAAAAAGCTGAAAATATGATTCGATCTTTAAAGGACAATGCAGAAGTTGCATTGAAGAAAAATAGAGAGAAACATATGCAGATTACTAATAGTATTGCATTTATGGAAAAAGAAAAGAAATTAGCATCTTCACTTACAAAAAGACCTGCTAATTGTAAAATTGATAATTGTCCATTTATTGCAGAAGCCATTAAAGTTGGTGATGTAGATAGTCGTATTAAGTCTGCTATGGAAAGATTAGATGAGATTAATAATTCTATATCTTCTAATGAAAAAAATGTAGCAAATGCTGAAGAAGTATTAACTGCATATCAGAGATTAAAGTCTATATTTGATTATCTTGATAATATGGAAGCAATTGTGTCAAAATATCCAGTTTGGAAAGTTTTGCATAATAAATCTCTTGATGAAATGATTCATTATAGTGAAGATAAGTTAAGAAGAGTTGTTGAAAAGTTTAATCATTATGCTTCATTGATAGAAGATAATAAAGCTATTGAAAAGACTCTTGAAGAGATAAATAATAAGATAGAAATGTTATCTTCTAATAAGGAATTCTTAGAAAGTATTGATAATGATATTGAAGGATTTGAAACTAAAATTGCAGATTTATCCTCTCAAGAAGAAGAAATGTCAGATGAACTTACATCAATTAATAAGAAGATATCTGCATGTGAGAAAATAATTTCTGATCTTAAAATAATTATTGATTTAAATAAGAGTAAAGATGAAGCAAAAAGCACAATTAAAGATAATAAAAAGAAACTTCACGAAATGGATGATAAAGTTAGAAAGATTTCTGTATATAAAAGAAAGATTGAAGAACTTGAAGAATCCAATGAAGAAATTGAAAGTTATCTTACTCCTGATAAAGAAAAACTTGAAGAAATTAAAATTAAACTTGCAAAGATTAAAGATTATGAAAATAAGAAAGTTGAACTTGATGAAAAGTTTTATAACTATGGTATATTAAGAGATGCATTATCTCCAACAAAGGGTATACCGCTTATTTTCTTAAATGTGTATCTTAAAAAGACTAAAGATATATGTAATAATCTCTTGAATATTGCATATAATGGTGAACTACAGATAGTTGATTTTGATATATCTGAAAGTGATTTCTTTATAAAGGTTAGAAGAAACAACGGAGAGACATTAAGTGATGTATCAATAGCTTCTCAAGGCGAACAAGCATTGATATCAGTCGCTATCTCATTTGCTTTAATTGAGCAAAGTATGAAAAAATATAATATCATACTTTTAGATGAGATTGATTCAACTTTGGATCAGTCAAATAGAAGATCTTTTATTGATATTTTAGATGCTCAGTTGGATGCATTACATGTTGAACAAGCATTTATTATATCTCATAATAAAGAATTCGATAGTTCTCCTGTCGATTTAATATTAATGCCTGGTCATGAAACTGATATGAAAACTCTAAAACAATCAGGACTTAACAAAACTGTATTATTTAAAATTTGATATAGTAACAAAAATTTAATTATATTATCATTCAATTAATATAATTTTGTAGTGTGACAATTAATAAGTAATTAACTTTTGCTGTTATTGTCCTGTGTGTTTTTCTTTTTCGGTTATTTGTAACAATTTCGCCTGTTGTTTTCAAAGTGACCTCACCCCGATCCCCATATGAAATAATTGAGTTTCATATGGGGATAAAATCCCTATAAAAAACAAAATAAGAAAGGAAGACTTATATATGTGTAATAATTCTTGTGGAAATTGTGGACATTCATGTGCTCATGGAAAGAGAAGAACAGTATGGAATTTGATGGCTGAATCTGCAATAGGAGGTTTCCTAATTGCATTGGCTTTTCTTTTCTCTACATATTGTAATTCACTTAATTCAGGAATAAGTAGATTATCGGGTTATGTTTTATTTGGTATAGTTATTTATCTGATATTTGCAACTGGAGCAAAAATTCCTACTGTTTGTGTACTTTACAATATGCGTAATAAAGGTAAAGATATGTTTAAACTATATAGAGAGTCCTTTAAAGGATGGGACTTTGCAGGAAAATATGGTAGAGGATTTATCCTTGTAACTATGGCTATTGAGTCGATTATATTCTTTGCGTTAGGAATTTTATTTGCAGTTGCTTCGACAAGATTCTTATCTATAGATACTGCATCAATGACAGATTTAATGAATACACTTAATGCAACTTCATATGAATCATTTATTAATGGAGTTTTTCGTGGTTTCTTAGGTGGAGTTCTTTTATTTATGTCATTTAGAATTTATACATTATCAGATAAGAAGTATTTATCGATGATTCCTATAATTCTTATGATTGCTTTAGGTGGAACTATTACACCTATCGTTATGACTATGGAAATTCATTCTATAATTGTAGGAGGAGGAACTTTACTTCTTCATCCTATCTTAAGAACATTACTTGGTAATTTAATTGCAGTAGTTATTTGGTCTGCATTAGTTCAAGATTAAGAGATATTTTATTCCCCTATCGGATACACAATGCCCGATAGGGGAAATTTTAATCTCCTAATACTACTTCGAAAGATCTGTCGTTTTGGTCTTTTGCAAAATAATCACCTGTCTTATCACGATCAATAACCATATTAAAGAACTTTCTATCTGGAAGAGGATAGTCGTCTATTACATTATAATCTGGGTCAATGGCTAAGAATTCCCATTCATCCAGTTTTTTAGGACTTTCTATATAGACAACTATACGAACTTTTCTTTTTTCGAATTTCATAGCTCGTTCAGAGTCATTTAATTCAATACCTCTTTCCTCGAAAGCTCTTTCAAATTCTTCGTCTTCATCATCTTCATATGAAGAAGCAATAATTTCATTATTTTCGAAATCTTCACTATCATCATCACCGTATTCTTCATTTGAAAGATTACCAGATGAATCCATTTCTTTAATCATTTGCTTGATGAGTTCAGCATCTTTCTTTGAATATCCACCTGCATCATCATCTTTATTAAATTTATGGTCAAGTTCAAGTGAAGTTTTCTTAATATTAGTTAATTCTTTAATAAGAGCAAGTTTACTTGTCTTTAATGTGATTAAGTTTGAGGTTTGATCCTTGATAAATGTAAGAGAACCTTTAGTTTTACTATGCATTACTTTATCGAAAAATGATTTAGTTTCTATATAAAGCTCATCTATCTCTTCCATTAATCCATGAATCTGTTTTTCCTCATTCGCAAAATACTTTTGTATATCTGAAGAAGATAAACCTTCTTCTTCTATATCATCATGTACATTAGGATTCTCACTCATAAGGTTTCATCTCCTTTTGATATATTTTTAATCCAATGTTTTCCACTTTTTAATAAAGAATTAACAAAGAATTACTAGTGAAAGGAGAAATGTGATATGCGTAAACAAAAAACTCAAGGTAATTTACAGTTATTGAATACTATTTATGATAAACCAAAGTATCGACCAGAGGACAAAAATCAGTATTATGATATCTTGACTTATGTATATAGAGATGAATCAACTGGTAAAAAATCTATAAAAGAAGTTATTTCACCGAAATTCTCTTATTATGTAATTAAAGAAGAATGTGAAACTAATTTTAAATTAGCGGAAGCAACTATGGAAGAATTAGATAAGAGAAATTGTCGATATCAGGATTTATTACGAGATATGTGTATCGTAATGGGAAAAGATGAAGAATTCAAAAGTTTACAAAAACGAAAAGAGTTTGGTAAAGTTAAAGAAATGACATTCCATTCTGGTTTATTCTTTGGTGCAGATATCAATATTGAGGACTATTCAATTAATCAATGGATACTTGATAATCCTGATGCAAAGAATATAAAACTTTCAAAATCATATCTTGATATTGAGTGTGATACTACTGATTATAAGGGTTTCCCAGATGAGCATGAAGCTCCATGTCCTATTAATGTAATTACTTATGTTAATGCAGATGATAGCAGTTCACATACATTTATATTAAGAAAGACAAAGAGACCAGAAACTGTTGAGCAGATTAAGAAATTAGAGAAAGCTTGTAAATCTGGAAAGTATCAAGAATATCTTAAGAAGAAGTTTGAAGCTGACTTTGGTGAAATTAAGTATAATTTCTATTTTTATGATAGCGAGATAGAGTTATTAGAAGATTGCTTACAATGTATAAATGAATATAAAGCAGATTATTGCGGTATATGGAATATGACATTCGATATTCTTACTATGATTAATAGATGGGAATTTCTGACAGGAAGACCTAAAGAAGAGTTATTCTGTCATCCTGATTTCAGTAATTCTGTCTGTAATTTCTATGAAGATAATAAACATCAGAAGCATGGAGATAAGAATACTGCATTTACATTAACTTCATATACACAGTTTGTCGATCTTCTTATTATATTTGCAGCTATTAGACGAGGAATGGGAGAAAGAGAATCTTATAAATTGACTGATATTTGTCTTGAAGAGATAGGTCAAACAAAAGAAAAGTTTGATGATGATGCAGATAACTTAACAGACTTGATTAATAAGAATTTCAGAAAGTTTATCACATATAATATCAAAGACGTTCTTCTTATGAAGAAACTGGAAGAAAAGAATAATGATATTGATACACTTTATCAGATATCCTTATTAACAGGTACAAGGTTCTCTCATACTATGAGAAAAACAGTATCTTTGGCAAATCTTAAGTATAAGACATTCTTACATCAGGGTAGAGTTCCTTGGTGTAATATGAATACTAATTATACTGAAAACAACTCATCTGCAGAAACATTTGAAGGTGCATTAGTTGCAGATCCTAATTTAAATGCTCATGAAGGTATTAAAATTTATGGTAATAAGTCAATGTTTATATTTGATAATGTTATTGACTTTGACTTGGCTGCTCTGTATCCAAACATCATAAGAGCATTTAACGTATCAATTACAACACAATTTGGTAAATTGATAATAACAGATGAAAACCAGATAACACAAAAAGAAGGAGAACGAATGGTTCAAGCTTTTATGGAAGGTTTGAATTCTCGTGATTATGGTTATATTGGTATAAGGTTCTTTGGGTTAGATCCAATAGAAAAATTATGTGAAAAGTTAGAAGAAGAAATGGGGGTATCCTGAGATGAAACTTTTAATGACAGTAGAAGATGAAAAAACTTTAGATACTTTCCGTTTAGTTCTTAATGAAATCAATCAAGATATTAAGACAACTACAGATACAACTTATTCAATTAAAAAAGGTAAATTCATCAATTTTAAAGCAGGAATTATGAAATGTGTATCTTCATTTAATAATAATGAGAGAACTTTAAAGAAATGTCCTAAACTTGATGAGATTATGAGTAATTTAAATGGATCTGTAGATGGAATAAATCTTTTTAAATGGATTACAGATTATAAAAAGTATATTAATGGATTAGATTTATATGATAAACATTTTGTTATTAAAACCTCAATTCCTGAAGTTGAATTTAAATCAGGTATGTTAGATTCAGATGATGTTTCTACATATCTTAAGATGAAAAAATCTTTAGGAGAAAGAGTTGCAAAAGAAGAAATATCAATAGAAACTTATAATGAGATGAAACAGTCAAGATTATCTCACACATTTGATTTTAATGATATTAAAATTATAATGACATTTAAGTTATTTCTTGGTATGAAGGCTAAATCAAAGTGTAATCTATCAATGTATGAAATAAATCCGAAAGAAAATTTATTCTGTGCAGTAGTTACTATAGACGAAGGAAACCATATGAATAAATTATTCTATCCATTTATAAATTATTAAGAAAATGGGAAGGTGTCAATTAAAGATACCTTCCCTATTTTTTTTTTCTGTGTTCCGAAGATTAGTTTATTAAAATCTATGAGAAACAACCTAATAACGCATAAGATTTATTAATGTGCTTATTACATTATATTATATAAAAAATGAAAGGTGTGATAAATAAATGGCGAGAAAAGAAAAGCCAATTCCAGTGGAAATGGAACAGGTTACATCTAATCAAAAAAATAGAGATTTAGTTAATAGTATTGAAGAAGTTAGACGTAATACTTCTACTTCTTTATTTGGCAATCAGCAATCATTTAATGATGATAGTAAAGCTAATTTAGAAAAAACTAAAGAAGCAATTAATATGATTCTATCTAAATATAGAACTAATACAGGTCAGGGAATTTTAGAATTCTTCACCCAATTAGCAGTATCAGATAAGAATCCATTAGGTTCAAGACTATCAGCAAGTAAACTTCCAAGTGTAAGTAAAAAATCTTCAGATGTGAAGACTATTCTTAAAGATATAATGGAAGATCCGAATAATGCTGCTGTCCATGAAATATTCTTTAATGAAAAGAACAGAATTAATCTTTATAATGATTATGATTTAATTTGTCAGTATATTCCACAATTATCTCAGGCTTTGGATACATATGTTGATAGTATTATATCTCCAGATGATTTTACAAAGATTTCATTGAATTATTATTACAATGATACAATCTATACAGATGCCAAAGATGTAACAATTCGTAGTAATATAAGAAATCTTATTGAGATGTATGACTTTGATAAGTATGCTACAGAGAGAATTGTAAAGAAAACTCTTAAATATGGAGATTGTTTTGTAGCAGCTCTTCCATATAAAGATGAATTTGAAAGATTTTTATCTGAAGATGCAGAATTTAATTTTGATCCTGAGATGTTGATTCCAGATCAGTCTAAATATAACTTATCTGAAGATACTGTTTCCTTAACAGACGAAGATGTTTTAGCTATTAATGAAGCATTTGGTTTATCTGAAGATAAAGCATTATCTGGAGATACATTAAAGAAAGATTTAATAGATTGCTTAAATGAAAATCTTGAGATATGTGATTCATCTATTTTAATGGAAGAAGTATTTACTACTACTAAAGATTTCTTTAAGAAAAATAGTAAATTCTTAGATGATTATAAAGATAGTGATGGTTCATTATTAGTATCTGCAGAAGACGAACTTGAATCTCAGTCTATTATTTTAGGTAAAGAAGCTAAAAAGAGATATATCGATCAAGTTAATGCTTCTCAAAATGAAAAGAGAAAGAAATTATCTAAGAAAAATAAAGGTAAGAAAGTTAAAGTTGCTGGTTCTTACTTTAAAATTCTTGATCCAAGAAGAATTGTAAAGATTAATGTTGGTCCAACTGTATTTGGATATTTCTATGTAGATAAAGCTACAAATACAGATTATAACCCAACTATGATTACCAAAAATGCATTTGCTAATGCTTCTATCGGAGGAGGAATACCTTCTGCTGGAGCTATTGATGTACAGATTAATGATGGAAGCATTGATCAGACATTTAATATGGATGCTAAATTAAGAGTAATCAATAATTTATTCTGTAGAAACATTTCTAAAATGTTAGATAAGAAATTTATTGAAAAGAATAAGCAATTTAAGAATCTTATGTATGAATTGCTTAAAAATGATTATATATTTAAAAAGAGAGTTCGTATAATATTCTTAACTCCAGATGAAGTAGAACACTTTAAAATTGGTGGAGAAGATGATTATGGCGAATCTATCTTTAAAGATATATTATTTACTGCGAAAATTTATCTTTCAGTTCTTACAACTCAATTAATGATGAAAGTATCCAGATCTGCAGATCATAGAGCATTTTATATTGAAACTGGTCTATCTGAAGATGTAGAACAGACGATACAAAGTTTCGTTAGAGACTTAAAAGCAAAAGAAGTAAAACTTAAAGATATGCAATCCATTGATACTATATTCAATAATATAGGTCAATTTATTGATTACTTTATTCCTGTTGTAAACGGAGAAAAAGCGGTTGATATTGATACCATCCAAGGAATGAATGTAGAGATGGATAATGATTTTCTTGATTATTTAAGAAAATCAATGATGTCAGGATTAGGAATTCCGTCTAATTATCTAAATTATAATGATGAAGTAGAATTTGCTAAATCATTATCAATGATGAATTCTAAATATATAAGACGAGTTATAATGTTCCAAGTTCCTATTGGAAAATCATTAACAAGTCTATTTAGGAAGCTTTATAGAAATGAATATGGATTATTCTTAAAAGAAGCAGAAAAAAGGAAATTTGAAGAGATTCTGGAATGTATTGAAATTAAACTTCCATCACCAGGATCTCTTAATATGTCAAATCTTTCTGAACAGATTTCTCAAGGTCAACAGTTGGCAGAATATATCGTTACAACCATATTAGGACAAAACTTTGATAGTGCATCTGAAGATTCAGGAGCAATTAAAGATAAAGCTATGTTAGCTGTAACTAAAGATTTACTTACTTCTATAGATTGGTCTAAATATGAAGAAATTATTGAAAAGAGTAAATCTGATTATGTAGAAACCAAACTTGAAAATTCTGATAATCAGGAAGATGAAGAAGAAATGATGGAAAATGAAGAAGATTTAACTGAAGATGAAGAAACTTCAGATGAATATTCTGAGGAAGAGGTAGAATCTGATGAGGATATGGAAGAACCTACAGAAGAAGATGAATCTGTGGAAGAATCATCCGAAGAAGAGGAACCTGAAGCTACTGAAGAATTAGAAGATGATACTGATAAAGAAGATAATCAGGAAGAACCATCAGAAGATGAAGAAGGAGAAGATTTTGACGATATAGTATAAAATCTATCCTAAAGAGAGTAAAAATCCCCTAATGAGACGTTGAATATCTCATTAGGGGATTAATAAACTTAAATCTTAGGATTACTGAGCGGCTTTATTTCCCTTACCATCACCCATATCAACCTTTAATGTGTCAAGGTTGTTGAAAGGTGAAGTTTCTTCATTAAAGCTTGGATCATAAGCCATAGAAGTTCTGAAGTTAGCAATCTTCTTAATATTCTTAGCTGCCAATTCATTAACTTTCTGTGATACGTGCATGATACCCTTGAATGGAATATCAATTTCAGAGAATCCATGCTCACCAGCCTGATAGTTCAAGTGACCCATAGGAATTCTGGTTGGGAATACATTTGTAAAGTACGCAGCAAACTCAATAGAGTTCTGGAGATGACCACCTGAAGGGTCAGTTACAATGTATAAGAGTTCACCAGTATGGTTAGCCTGAGAGTATGCTAAATCAGTCTGTCCCTGATATGTAGCAATACCTGTATCGAAGTCTCTGATACCTTCTACCCAATACTGATACATAAGTCTGATAGGTGAACCAGCAAGTTCCTGATGTTTAAGTGTGAATTCTGTATTACCTTTAGTAATACCAGTTGCGTTCTGCATTTCGTTGCCAGTGAAACCAGCAGTAATTGCTTCAGCAGATAATTCAATATCACCAATACCATCAAGAGCCTTGAAGTTCTTAACAGTCATATGTTTAAATAAGTCACCCATCTTATATGAGCCAAGCTTAAGCTGTTTAGCATAATAATCAGGGATATTAGCACTATTCATAAATGTAGGAAGTTTTGTCCAATAAATGAACGCATAACCACTAATAAATGGGTCATACTTTGAAACCTCATCCTGATGTACATTCCATGTACCCTGGAAGAAGTCCTGATCTACGACTTTAGCTACGTCATAAGTCTTCATTGAAGAAGCACCAACAGCATCTAATGTTTCAGGTTTATGTAATGCCATAAATATTTCATTCCTTTCATTTCAGATTAAAATAGAATCGAATGTGTTATATACACATTCGACTCTATCATTTTATTTAATTTATAGTTGTTATACCGATAAAACGATGATTATCTACCAACGTTAAGTTCGATAATAATTCTTTCCAAGATATCCTTGAATACTACTTCAAGTCTGATTCTTGCGATCTTCTGTTCTTTATCATATTCGGTCTGATATACAGTACCTACTAAAGACTTAACAGCAGATGAGAAAGAAGCAAGTGTAGAGTTCAATTCATTCTGGAAAGCATTGAATGTATCAGTATCAGCGAATTCAAATTCGTACTTATCTGACATATCCTCAACTGCACGGATAATCTTGTAGCAAGTTCTAACATTGTTGATATTAGAAAGTGCAGAATTCTTATCCTGTAATGTGAGGTTAGAGTTAATTCTAGTACCTGCAGTTGTCTGCATAGCATAGTTAACTTTAGCTCTATAAAGAGTATCCTGCTGTTCATCATTAGGATTGAAAGAAATCTTCTTAAATCCAGTGATAACACCACGTCTTGCACCAGCCATAGGAACATAAGAACCATAAGCTAAGTCATGTTCAGGAATCATAGAAGCAAGAATATATGTGAAGTCTACAGCGATGTCTCCACCAGAATATGTATCTGCACATACAAAGCTCTGACCATAAAGAGCAGTAGCATAGTTTCTTGCAATAGTACCATTAGCACCATCTGCAACGTAATTATTTACATATGTCATTACGTCATTGAATGTTGCAGCATTTTCAGGATCAACAGCTAAGAAAGCAAAGCAATCTCCTCTCATTTCCTGGAACTGCTGAACAGCTCTCTTTGTTGTTACATCGAAAGATGCATCAAGAAGAACATCGATAGGATAATTTCTTCTTTCAAGGATAGACTCATCAATAGGATTACCTACACAGAAAGCACCTTTGAAGAGTTCTTCGTATGTTTCTTTAACATCTTTCCAAAGAACTTTCTCTGCAACACTACCATCTGAACCACCTGTTAAAGCAACAGGAGTTGCAAGATCGCCTGTTACAGTTACAATTTTATCACCACATATAAAGTCAACTGTTTCAGCATCATCAACGTCATAGTACTTAGCAGCTGCTTCAAGATTAGCAAGTGCAGTTTCAACAGCTGAGTCATATGTTGTTTTAGCTGCTTCTACTGCAGCATCATATGCAGTTTTAGCTGCTTCTAATGCAGCATCATAAGTTGTAGATGCACCTTCAGCTTCAGGATCTTCGTCATATGCAGTTTTAGCTGCTTCTAATGCAGCATCATATGCAGTTTTAGCAGTTTCTACTGCAGTATCATAAGTTGACTGAGCAGTAGCTACAGCAGTTTCATATGCCTTTTCTGCATCTTCTTCACCTTCAGTATTGATAACTGCATCAAGACCTTCGATGATAGCATAGTAAGCATCTTCATTGAAATCTACTTCAAAGTTTGTTGAATAAGTTTCGAATACACTCTTAATGAAAAGAGGTTTACCAGCTTTTGTTACAGAGTCTGGTTTTAAAGATACAAGGTAAGGACCTTCAACTACCTTTGTACCAATGCTTGTCTTCTCATATACAGATACAGTATAGAGAGGGAAATCATAAGTAGAAGCAAAAGCATCATTATTAACAATAGCTACAGAGTAGTTGTTACCATAAGCTCCTCTACCTTTACACTTAATAGTGAATAATGCATCTGTGTTTGATCCATCCATTTTAACTTCAGAAGCAACACCTGCAACTTTAGCATGAACAGATACCTGTGCAGCAGCTGCATCAGTAGGTGTAACACGAATTGCACGAACCTGACCACCTGCTAAAAGCCAACGAAGAGCATTATACATTGTCTGACCATACTTTTTAAAGTTAGGTTCACCATATTCAGCGATAAATGCTCCAGCATCCACGAATAACTGATGTACATTATCTTTACCTCTACCTGCAACGATAGGAGTATACAAAATAGTACCAGTGATCGTAGTAGCAGAAGTAGCTAAAGTTGTAACTTCACTATTGTCGATAATAGAAGAAGAGATATGTGGATGAACATAATTTTTTACATTAGCCATATTTTTGTTTCATTCCTTTCATATAATTTTATTTAATTAGAATATAAAGAGCAAAATAATATAAAACCCAACACCTTCTTTATGTTTATCTTATATCATTTACTTTAATTTTATGTTTCTATAAGAGGATATATAAATATCCAATTTTTAATATTTCATTACCTTTTCAACTGGACTTTCCTTCTCAGGTTTGTCTTGTTGTGTCTTATTAACAGATGAGATTAATGCCATTCTTATATTTTCACCAGAAATAGCAGTAAAAGTAGAGTTATTAGTAGATATCTTCTTAACACTTGTAGGAACATATTCATCTTTATTTACTTTACCAGTTTTTCCAGCAATCATTCTATAAGGTTTGGTGGTATCTTTCTTCTGTCTATAAAGTTCTGATATAATTAATTCTAAATCCAAAGATGGTGTTTTTAGGTTAAAATTATTTGCTTCTAAATTATCCAAAAGAAGATTAATAATTTCTTTATAATCTACAGATTTATTAATCTTACCTGAATTGAGTAATTTTACTAAAGTATTAACAGATGAAACATTCTGTTCTATAACTTCATTTAATATGAAGATATCATTTTTATAGAACTTCAATGTAACAACATTTTCCACATTATCATCAGTTTCATCTTCTTCATCAATCTCAAGATTTTTAACTATAGTTTGACCTTTCTCGATACTGCTTGGTTGCATAACGATTTCTAATGGACATTTATATAGATTACGAGATTTATCTGTAGATTTTCCATCTATGGAATTAAATATCTTGAAATCAAAAATACCCAAAGTTTTCACTCTATTTCCTAAAATAGTAGCAATATTATTCTCGAAATATGATTTTGGAATGTATACTTCCATATAAACTCCATTGAAAATTAGTTGATTATCTTTTTCAATAAAGAATTTATTCATTTGAGAAGATTGTATCATAAAGAGTTCTCCTTTCATTTATTATATAAAAAGAGTAAGAATGAGGATATGGCTTTTATTTCACCATATCCTCACTCCACCCAAAGAAAAACAAAAAAGAAGGTTTAAAGTTCTCTAGAATAACTAGAAAGAACGTAAACAGATGTTATACCCTTTAATTATTCATTTCAATAACAAAGTTTATAACTTCTAATAAGTTGTTCTTAAAACCTTCCATCTGTTCATCTAAATTTTCATTTTTCGCTAAAGTTTTTACATTAAATAAAAACTTGCTCACGAAGTATTTATTATTATTTACAGATATAAAATTAAAGTGTTTCCAAAAGAAAGTCAATAAAAGACTTGCTTTTTCAGCATCTAATTTAAACACTGTACAAAAAACACGACTAAAATGTCCTACTATATCTACCATTGGGTCAAATTTAAAATTATAAATCTTATGTATCCTCTTATCAACTTTATCAAGTGATTTTCTGTAGGCTTCATCAGTAAGCATTTCTTCGGTTATCTTACAGATATGAGGTTTCCTTTTAAGAGTCTCCTTCATTTTGCTTAATGAGTATGCTTCTTCGATTTGTTCTATAATCATCTTATATTTATTAGCAGATTCAAAATCTTTTCGTTCTCTTGCTTCTACTTCATACTGTCTATATAAGTCAATAATAGAACCTTTTCCTTCTTTAATTTTTCTTAAACTTTCCTTATGTTGATTTTCTGCATTTTTAAGTTCAATATCACCTTTATTTTGAACATCTTTTAATGCTCCCATAACCATATCAAACTTTTTATCTTCATTAGATTCATTCTCTATTGCTTGATTAATTTCTTCTTCATCAAGTTTAGAAAACTCATCTGCATATGCAGATTGTTCTGGTGTATATATTCCAGAAGCTAATTTTTCCTCTAATTTATTTTGCATAATTTAAACCTTCTTTTCTTTGTTTATTTCTTGTTATATGTTCCCTTCTTTGGAAAGGTATTAGAAAGATCATATTGAAGACGAGACACTAAATTTGTATAGTCTTCTTGATTATGTTTAATTCTCTTAATAAGAACATCATATAATCCTGGTTTAAGACCATAAACCGTAGTTTGTACAGGTTCATCATCATATGATACAAATAAATCTCTTACAATACAATCAGGATATCTATCTATATTTTCACCATTAGTTGCAATATCGACAAATGTATCTGAAGATAAATCTAAATCTAAGATTAGATTAATAACTTCAAATGTATATGCCAAAATAATAGCATCTTCTGGTTTTCTTAAGACTTTTTTATACTGCTTTAGTACAATATTTTTATTAATCTTCTCCTCAAGACCATTTACAAGGCTTAATTTATTACCTTCAATATAATTCTTAAAGAAATCAATTAATAAATTATCATATCTTAAGATAAAGAAATTATAGATAACTTTTGTGTTAAATACTAAATATTCATCTTCAAATGAAAATTCTTGACCTAATTTGGAATTAATTCTTTCAAGAATCTTTCTATAAATATCTAATTGTAAATCTTCTAATTTATCTATAAATTCATCATCATCCTGAGATTGCATTTTTAAAAACTGAATTCTACCATCTATAATTTTTAAATGGTCATTAGTTTCTACATTTTCTGTAATCTTAAGTTCGTCAATCTGTTCATATATACTCTCTAAAAGCATATCATCAGATAATTCCAAGATAATTTCATTTTTAGAATGTTCATCAAAAGCATTTACACCGATATCTTCATTATCGTGAATCATATTATGCACCTACTTTCTTTATTATTTAAATTTAATAAAGAGTTTCACTTACTTATTCATATTAAAAATGTTTGACATAGATTTCGCTAATGAATGTTGCTTTATATCTGTAGGTTCGTAAGCTTCTTCTACTGCTTTCTGTCTATCGTAAAAATCTTTAACTACTTCATCTTGGAATGAATGTTTTACATCTCTACTATTTAGACTAAGAATAGATTTTACATTACGAGATGCAGCAGCAATATTATCAGGTTCATCTATTGAATCTTCTTTTTTAACTTGTTTTATAAAGAAATGATTTAGATTAGTTCCATATGCTAATGCATATCTAACCATTAAGAAAGAGAACAAAGAGTCATCGTGACCTTCAGGTGGATGTTGTATCTTACCCTTTATCCTTTGAAGCATGAGAATATCATTTATAATCCAAGATGAATGTATCTTCTCATGTTCATAATCAAAGAAATCTTGAATTAAATCTATCATTTTAGGTCTTGATGAAGCATCAGTATTTATACCATATACCTTGATATAATATTTTCCTGTTGCTTTATCATAATCTGCAGATGCTCTCTTCTCAGCTTTTGCTTCTTTCTTTTCAAAGTAAATTCTACTTGAGATTCTTGTTTTAAGTAATCTCTGGATGACTGTAATACCAATACTATTTCGTTCTGGGAACAAAATAGAGTTGGGGAAGAATTCAGTCATTAATATATAAATTAAATCTGTTACATCAGGTATATCTATAATTGGATTTCTGAAGTGAGCTAATACTTCACCATATTCATCGCATATCGTTATAGCAGTATTATCTTCATCTAATCCAGCTGCAAAGTCACAACCGATATACAACTTATCCATAAAGTTAAAGTCTTTAAATACATCAAATGGATAAATTTCTTTAACAAAGAAAGTTCCTATTGGGTCATGTTTTGCTTGTGCCAATTTATTCAAATCAGCAGAACTAAATGGAGATAATTCAGAAGAATGAAGCCATTCCAAAAGAATTTCTCTTCGAATAGCTAATATGTCATTATTTAATTCTCTACATTGATTGAAGAACCATTCTTCAGACCTACCTAATTGTTTATATGAATATTTAACATAAACAAAGTTGTTTGCTGAATTTTGTAATATATAACGATTAACTTTATCTTTAGTCCAATCATAGAATTCTTCTTTAAATGGAGCTGCTTTGTCTATAAAGCTATAACAGAACTGACCATGCTCTGTATTCAAATCACCAGGAGTCGTGGTTATGAGTTTTCCATAGGGTCTTCCATTATTTTTAGCTTCCAGAGCAGCCTGTGAGTTCGCTGGAGTGGATGCATTATATATAATTTTATTAAGTTTAAGGAAGGCAAACTCATCGTACCATTGTACTTTACATCTTCATATGGAGTCGTTAATTCCATACCGTCTTATATAAAGACCGCTATATATCACTATATAGATGAGACTATATCTTCTTCTCTTTTTAATATAAAGAGAGTTTTCTGTTTCCATTCACTTGAATGTACGATCTTTCGATCTAGTCGTTGAACTTTCTAAAACCGAAACGAATGACTTCATAATCCTATATTATATTTTTGAAACGATAATCATAATTAGTATATTATGATATAAAATTAAATGAAGGAGGTACATAATTATGAAAATTATCGTTACAGACAAAGAGTTAAAGGCATTAACAGACCTTATGGTGAAAGTAGAAGTCGAATTAGACGGAAGTAATGTATGTGAAGCAGTCGAAAGACTTGCTAAAAAGGAAAATAAGGATAATGGTATTGTAAAGGAAACTTACAATATCGAAAATCCTGAAAATAAGGAAATTACACATATGGTTGAAATCAACCCTGAATACTTCCATGTAATCATGACTGCTTGTTGTACCCCTGCAATTATCGGCACAATTAAAGCAGGTATCGCTTTCTATTATTCTATCAAAGGATTATTTACTGATGTTTGCAAACAGGCAAAGGAAATCAGCAGTAAATTCTTAAAGAAAAAAGAAAGTGAAGAAAAGAAAGAAGAAGAGTAATCTTCTTCAAAAAAAAAAAGATTATCGGGACATGACAGTTCCGATAATTTTTTTTTTCGGTTTTAGTTTAGCTGCTGATTGTCTTATCTTAAGATAAGAGTTTCCAGCAATTAAGAAAATTTTTCTCTATAAAAATATAGAGCCACTACTATTAATGGTTGGGTACTACCACGACCAAGTTTGTCGGCAGCATCTGGGTCATTAGCTGTAGGCATTGCTGTAATATCATTCTTTCTATCTTTACTACGAACATAAGTAAGATTATCTTTATCTTTAGATGACTTAGCTCTTAAATATACAGGTAAAGCATCACGGATATCTTTAAATCTTTGTAAGTTCATCTTACTATCGTCATATCTCTTATTAAAGAAAGCAATCTGAGAGTTAGTAGTTCCATAGTTATAGAAATAAATGAAGTTACATTCAGCAGAAATAGTTTTACCATTCTGACGAGGTAATTCTTCGGCACAGTTTATATTATTAATCTGCAACCAAGTCAAAGCAAGATTACCTCTATGAAGTTCATATCGTTTACCTTCAGGATTTCCTGGAACTGGTATTCGAACAACTTCTCTTAGATAATACCAAACATTTCTACGAATTTCTCTACCAATACGAGTTACTATTTCTGGACTTAAATTCTCATCATGAGGATCTACATCTCTTAATTTTTCGTCATATAGCTTTAAGAAAAACTTATAATTTTTAATCCCCATTGATTTAAGTAGTTTCGCCATTTTTATGAAACTATCATTTTTAGTTTCATAATGATATACATATTTTCTTTTCTTTTTCTTTGTTCCTGATGTAGAAGATTTAGTTTTTGTTTCACTCATATATCTTCACATCCTTATTTAATATTTCTTTAGCTTGAATAACATCTAAAGGAGTTAAACCATAATCCCAAGATGTGTTACAAAGATGATCCATTAGTTCATTCATATCAGAATCATCATCTAAAATTACAAAACCTTCTATACCAAGATTACGATTATCAATTAACCATTTTTTAATTTCATCTCCTCTTGGACCAGGAATTTTGGGTGTACAACTAAATATTTCAATACCAGATTCATTAAGTGTATCTTCCAATTTAGCAAATAATTCAGTTCTTTTACCAACAACTGTTCCTTGTTTAGAATAACCAATTCTCCAAGAAGATGAAACTACAATCTTGGCATCAGTATCTTCAATTAATCCCTTTAGTAATTTAACCTTTTCAGGATCAATTTCATCAAATAGTCCACCTTTACCAACCTTGATGAGATATTCTTTGGAATTTAATACACCATCTACATCAAGAAATATAATTTTCATAAATATCACATCCTTTCATCTTGGGATATAAATCTCCCTATATAATTCAATTATTATATAGGGAGATAATGTATTTAAGAATTAAAGTGCATCATATTCATCAATACCGATTTTAGCAAATACACCATATTTCTTTTCTTTGATTTTTACTTTTAGAATTTCTAAACGAACTACTTCAATTTCGTCAAGATAAGTTTCAATCATCTTTCTTTTCTTATCATATTCAGACTCTGTCATCTTACCTTTATCATAAAGTGCAGTTAACTCATCCATATATTTCAATGCTGTTTTACGCATTTTATGAATCCTTAATGTACAATACATCTTATCTTCTGAATCTTCAATTCTATCAATTTCGATAGAAAGTAAGTCAAGTTCTTTCTGAACTCTATTAGAAGATACATCTTTAAGGAATGTATTTAGACTTTCTAAAAGAACAGCTTCTTTATTAAATCCACCAGTATATGATTCCATCAATCTTTCAGATCCACCTTTATATTTAGCAATCTGATTTAACTGATTTTGAAGGATCTGTCGTTCATAGTCTGAAATATCTTTGCTCTTAAGTAAATTCTTAAGTTCTCTTTCAATCTTAGCTTTTCTCATTTTGAAATTAATGAGATTGCCAACTGACCATTTACAAACTAAATCCTGCTCCTTCTTTTTATCATTTACTGATTTCTTACTCATACCGAGATCGGTCATTTTCTGAAGTACACTGAATAAATCAGCACCATATCCATATCTTACTGCTAATGAATCAGCCATTTCTTCATCTTTTAATCCATTTCTGAATTCAAATACAGAAGAAAAACCGATAATAATAGCCTGATAAAGTAAGAATTTAAGAGGAGATAATACCTTCAATGCTAATGCACCGATACTTGCAACTTCACCAATTAAAGTTGTAGCAATTCTTGTACATGTTGAGATCAGTGCTTGTTTATTATAAACAACATGACCTAACTCATGAAGGATAACTGCAACGATTTCTCTTGGTGTTGCTCCCATATCATAAACCAATTTACTATCTAGTTCGATAATAAATTTAGTACAATTCTTAAATGTAACTTTACCATCTTCAGATACAGCAGTAATAACTCCTTGAGCCATTTTATCAACTTCGTCTATAGTTGGATATATAGCAGCACCGAAGAACCCTTTACCTGTATTATTACAGATACGAATTTCAACACAATCAGCATTAAATTCTCTATTGAGTTGTCTTCTAACATTCTCTAAGAACATAGTAGCACGATTGATTTCGTTTTTTTGCATATTTCCAACAATTTCTTCTATCTTAAGAAGATTAGATGAATTTGTATTTATATCTTTAAATGGAACAATCTTCTTTTGAATCATCTTTCCTTCTGAAAGTGTCTGATTACAATTATCATCATTTAATTGATATCTCATAAACTGTTCAAAAGATGAATTTATTTTAACGATTTTTCTTGTAGCAGTATTAACTACTATTACTTGATGTTCGTTAGAGAAAGAAGCATCCAGACATAAATACTCTCCAAGAGTTGTAACTGCAAAAGGAATAAACTTATTTTCTTCAGAAAATTTACTTTCCATAATTTTCATAAGAGGATGAATCTTTTCAAGTTCTAAGAAAGCTTTAATTGTTACATAATGATCATTAGATACAGCAATAGTAACTTGCTCTGTTCCACTTAAAACTCTTCCAGAGAATTTTTGCATAAATTTACGGAATAAGAAATTGAGTTTTATACCGATTTCTTCTTCTAATTTAGCAAGGTCTGCAACATCATATCTTTCTTCACTTGTTTCATCTATCTCTGCATTAAAGAAAGGCATCATTCCGAATTCACTCCTTTACAATAATAATAATATAAAAAGATAGAAAACTCCGAACCCCCTATCTTAATAGGTCAGGTTCGGAGTTCTATAGTTTAATTTACTTTACTAATCTTAAGATTAGTTATTTAATGAATAGTCGTTGATAAGACTGCCATCATTATGAAGAATCTTAATCTGAGCTGCCACAGGTGTAAACTCTTCAATAGTATGACGTTTTGTCATCATGATTGAAGGTACATTAGGCATCTGAGGATTGAGATATCCTTTTTCAATGTTGAACGCATATGGATAGTACTTATATGTCATGTACTTATCGCTCTCAGGAACGAAGAACATGTGAATAGTACCCTGATCACAGTGAAGTGTAGATACAAGGTTGTATCTGTGTGAACCACTGTAAGCACCGATATCGTAATCAACTGCTACGCCACCCTTTTCGTCAGTGGTATGATTGAATGTCCACTGTACGTTAGGAATGATCTGCATATCAAGAGGATGTCCGAAGATTACAAAGTAACCATTTGTGAAAGCAGAAGCATCTTTAAGCTGAGTTGCCTTATAGTCGATAACTCTCTTGATTTCTTCTCTCCACATTGTAGGACTTCCAGCATAACCATTTGCAGGTTTAACATCAAACCAACCAACGAATTCTTCTGAACCAGAAGCTTTGAAGCTATTTTCAAAGAAGTCAACGATCTCGTATTCAAGTTTCTGAGCTACAACGTTTGACATAATGTCAACAACTTCAAGTGTAGCATCAACATTGTAAAGAGCCATTGAATCCTGTAAGAATTCGATAGGTAATGATGCGTTGATGTGAGCACCAGTACCGATTGTGATGTTCTTTCTGTCAATTTCGAAGCCAACACTCTGTGAGTGGTTGTTAGATTCTGAAGAAATGTATCCAGTAATCTTCATAGCTTCGATTGTACCCTTCATAGAAGTAACTTCAATTTCACCTGTGATAAGGTTAACTGAACCAAGAAGAGTATCTTTAGCTGTTCCATCCATAGATGTAACAACACCATAAAGTCTTCCTTCGTGAGAAAGTTTAATAGAAACAGGACAAACTTCTCCACCCATAATTACGCTTGTGATAGCGAAGATAGGATCGATAGTTTCACCATGATTCATAGCACAACTTGCTTCAAGGATATTTACATTTACATATGTAGCATCAGCAGCTTCAGCAACTGTAGCTGTATCAGGAGTTGCAGCAACAACTTCACCATCAGCATTAGTTGTACCAGCAGTACCATCTGTAACTGTACCAGCAGTAACTTCTACGTCAACTGCAGATACAACACCGTTGTCGCCAGTAGGACAAGCTAACCAGCCATCATAAAGTGCTTTCTTAGAAGCAACTTTACCTCTTGTTTCCTTATCTCTTAATGATTCAGGAAGGTATCTCTTTGTACCATCTTCCTCAGTGATATAAGGTTTGAAGTAAGAAATAGTGAATGTAGGAATCTTAGCAGCTTCTGTAGGAATTGCGTTCTTCATAGCAAGTTTAAGCCACAATTTTCTGATTGTAGGCATTGTAAGACCTGCAAGTGGAGATACACCACTGATAGAACTTTCCTGAAGCATATTGATTCTTGCATTTTCAAGCAACTGATTTAACTGAGCAGCATCTTCAACATCCATAGATTCACAAAGATGGCTGTTGTAAGCTTCGAAAAGTGTATCTTCAGTAAGAATGTCCTGAATATCACTCATCATGTTAAGACCCTGTTCAGCAAAGTAATCATAAGAATTCTTAACAACAGATGCAAATCCATCGTTCAAAGAAGATTTCTTAGATACTGTAGGAGAAACATTAAATTTCATTGAATTTCATTCCTTTCATTATTTTTATATTATTTGATATAATTTAATATTAATAAAAGGCTGTATCTTTTATTATATTAATTTTTTTATTATATTAATTTTTTTGTTATTGCCTTAAGCAGATTAATTAAATTTTTTTATGAATAAGGCATTGGGTTTTCTGTATCTTTCATCTTGAGATAATTATTCTGCTTCATCCTTATTTGAATTCACTCCATAAACATTTTCCAAAAGATACATAATTGAAAAAACATTAGCCTGAAGTGATACATAAAGAGTTGTAAGTTTAGTATAATCAAATGATACGAATTTATTCATTATAATATACTTAATCTTTTCTACAACATCTTCCATTCTTGATACTATATAATAAAGAACTCTTGACTGTTCGCCAGTCTTTTCTTCTTCCTTATCTTTTATATCTATACATGATTGAAGCAAGAATTCTGATGTAGATAGTAATTCACGGAACATAGATAAAAGATTAATTTTCTTATCAGAATTTGGAACGACAGTTTGATCTACTCCACCAGATGTATCTGTAGATACTTCAGCTGGTCCACTCATACCACCGTCATCACCCATGTCCATATCAAAATCCATATCTCCACCGTCATCATTTCCTACTTCTTCAGTAGAATTTTCCTGAGAAGAACTTTCTTCTGTTGATGACGTTTCTGTAGTTGTAGTAGTCGTTGTTCCATCATCAGATGTAGATGTGGAAGTAGAAGAAGTAGATGAAGAAGAACTACTACTTTCAGCATCATCTTCTTGTAATATGAAATTTTTAACTAAATCTCTTTTATATTTACTCATAGTAATCTCCTTTCATTAAATAGTAGATGCGTATTTGATGCGTTGAGCATCTCTTTGCATTTGATTTTTTAATCTCATTAAGGCATATTTAGCTTTTTTATTTCCTTCTCGGTCAGCATCTTCAATTTTTGCATCAACAATAGCCATTTCACTATCAAGTTCTCTAAGAATTTTAAGTTTTTCTTTCTTAGTCATCTCGTGTTTAATAATCAAATAAGTGATAGAACCCAATAATGCACATAATGGTCCAATAACTGGTATTAAAGCAACTCCACCTAAAAGAATAAGTTTCTTTAATAATGCAGATACTTTAGTTCTTCCAGTTATAATATTTTCTCTTTCATCACCTATTGTAAACTGTTTGATTGCCTTAAGAAGATTATCTGCTGTTTTATCAACTTTCCTATCAAGATTTTTAGATTTATGTTTTAATACAGCAGCAGCTTTTTTAACAGCTCCTACTTCATCTAATAATGCAAATTCATTTTCTTCGTCATTTACACTTTCCCATAAATTATTATCATCTATATAATCAAAAACAGCTTCGATACTTTCATTAAATATCTTAACATTAGAAGCTTCAAAATCTTCTTTTCTTAATGATTGCATATACATTCACTTCCTTTCAGTAAAAAAAAAATAATTCACTTAATGTATAGTTGCATTTGTAGATAGATGATAAGGACTTTAGTTATCCTTATCATCTACCTTTAAAAATATTAATAGTCTTCTCCGACTTCGTTTCTTGCTCTAATGTGATTTAATAGAGTTCCATCAACAAGTTCTTTCTTAATACAGAATATAATTCCATGACCTTCATCATCAATAATATAACAGAGTTTAAAATAATTTTCAAATTCATCTGCATATTCAAATGAGTCATTTTCAAATGATTTATCTGAATACATAACATCATCTAAAATCTTTTCTGCTTCTGTCATATCAGCATAATCATTCACAATGAAAATTGAATCAATATTCTGTGTCTCATCATCAGATGGAAAACATTCCTCAAAGATTTTTAAATCATTTTCTAATGATTCTTTCATCTTAGGATCAGTGATAAAAGAAACGTCTGGATTAAGTGATTTAATTTTTAGCATAAATTTATTTCTCCCTTCATTTTAATCAAGTTAATGATATATGATTAAATTTTGTATTAATAAAAACTATATCTTTGCTTGTAGTATTCGCTTAAAAGATGATTTATCAATTTATCCTTATAATATGAAAATTCATTTTTATCTAAGAAAAATGACAAAGACCTAACTTCTCTTGTATCTAAAAAGAACTGCCAGTCTTCTAATAACTCAACTTTCATTTTACCTTTCTGGAAGGTATAATCTCTTAATCTTAAGATAAGATTATTTATATTAACCATATGATCAATATTAAATTCATGATTACAAGATGCAAGTCCAGTCAAAAATCTTATAGAATCATCAATATCATCAGGATATAGGTATTTTACATTTCTTTCTCTAATCATTTCCCTAAACTTCTTTCTTTATATTGTGGTATTTGTATAATCTATCTTATCCTTAGTTACACCAAAATCTTTCTCCATCTTGTTATAATGAACTTTAATTCTCTGATTTCCTAATAAATAAGATAAATCTTCTTTTAATTTTTTATAATAAACTAAAGGTTGGTCTTTATCAGCATATATCTCAAGATCCATTTCTAAGAATCCTTGTTTTGCTAAATTTAAGATTACATTATTATATCCAACACCACACACTGCAACGAAAATAGTATTATCATCTTTGCAATTATAAATATTATGATAAATAGATAAGATATCAAAAATTCCTTCTGCCATTACTACCTTCACCTTTTTATTTAATACATTTATCTGGTTTGGTATAATATAGAATCTTTTGCTATTGTCATAGTTATTGAGTATATTATAATTATAGTAACGAGTTTTCTGTAATACATCCTGAGATGTATTTCTCATTATTATATAATTATTATCATAAGAATGAAAACCTATAAAAAATTCATCTAATAAATCTGCAAATTCATCATCTCGTATTGATAAATTTTGTACATTATTATGATTTAAGAAATCATATAAATTTAATATAATCTTAAATCTTGATAAATCTTTCATAGTAAAACTAGTTCCAATTCTATCATTGAGATATGCCAATTTTCTCTGATTTATTTTATCTTTTTCATCATAAGTTGGATAACTGAAATTATAAACTTTTTTAGCATAACTACTGAATTTCTTCTTATTATGTTTTGCTATTTTATAAAGTTCTTTCTTCAGATTAGAATCTTTCACTTCAAATGAATTTAGATTTTCCTGATTAAGTAATATACCAGTACCCTGACATCTTTGACAATAGAATGGATAAGGTGCTTCTAATTTGATATAAAGATGAGCATGTGTTGGATTTTTCTTTGAGTCACCACATTTTGGACATCTTATTCTAATATGACTTCCACTTGATGTTACATAGGCAACTCGTCTTGTTCTTTTTATCTCGTTAACAAGTTCTCTTGTAATATCATCCCATACTGCTCTTCCTGCATACATCTGAGGATTATTATTTATAATTCTCTCCTCCTTTCTTTTAAATTATTCCTATCCGTCCATGCAATAGAACGGATAGGAATTTTTAATTAGATTAATTTGATAAAGTTTAGATACTGTATTATTACATTATCCAAATCAAGTTCGATTTCTTTTCCAAGATTTTTCGGATTATCAAAATCTACATATGTGAATCTATTAATAGTTAAAGTTGCAATCATTTTAATCATTGTATTACTATCTAAAAGATTCATAGAAACATTGTTATACTTATAATTGACAATATAATCATAAGTAGAACATTTTGTAACCTTTTCGATTGTCTTCTTATCAAGTTGCTTTCTTTCCTGATAATTTGATATATCTGCAGTTACATATTCTGCAAGTATTCCTAAACCAGACTGTTGGAATATCTTTTTAGTCATCAATACAAGATTCTTGTATTGAGTTAAATTACAATTATATAAATCATCGTAACTATTAAAATACTTTGCAAAGAAGTTAAATACTAAACTCTGTTGTAATTTATTCTTCTCTACATGTTCCATATAAAAGTCAAGTTCATCTTTTCCTATATTAAGATTAAACTTTTTAGATATCTTACTAATGATATCGTCAATAGCAATCTTTGTAAGTATAGATTTACTTTCATTTATCTTTGCTGAGTCAATCTCAATTTTATCAAATTCAGAATTATTTTCATCAGCAGTATTTCTTGTAGTATCGATGGCTTTATATGTAATTGTAAAGTTGTATCTAAATAAGAATTCAATCTGTTTCTTTATGAATACATGCATAAAACTAACAGGTGATTTATTAATCTCCAATTTTGGTAATAAATCAACGATAGATTTCTTATAAAGAGTGTCATTAGCTATGATATGATCGATACCTAAGTTCTGATAATAATACCATATCTTCTTATCAGAATATCTTGTAGCTAAGATTCTACTTTCAATTAACTTATAAACCTTTTGAATCATATCTACATTATCATCAGAGAAAATTTCCATTGTTTCTTCAATGAAAGTAAGAATCAATGAATCTGTACCTTCATCTGGATATTCATCTGCATAATAATAGATATATTGCATGGCTAAAGGAATAACAACTCTCATTCCTGTAACTATTTTAAATAGCATCTTAGCATGGTCATCTGTAAACTGTAATGCTTTCTTAATTAAATCTTGATTTTTTGGTTCTCCATCTTCATTATCGTCAGATGTTTTACTCATAGTTAGAACACAAACATCATCAATGTATTTATTAACAAGCATTTTATAATCTTCTCCCATAAGAGTATTCTTGAGATAAGATTTAAAGTCGTCTAAAGTAATAACTCTTTCCTCTGACTTCTCATGATCGAGAAATGCCTTTAAACGAAAATACTTAACAAGATACTTTCCTTCATTGTAAATCGAGTCATAATCAAATACTTTATTTAAAGATTCAACTATTTGTGCTCTTACATTACAATAAGTTCTTTTCTTGCTTAGATTGAAAAAGTTAAATTGTTCGTTTGTTGATTTGTTAAATATAGAATTAAAGTCAATACATATAGTATTTATTGAACCTTCAACTTCACTAACATAATCAAACTCTTTGTGTGTGTCTTCTTTCTTTTTGGTTTTCTTTGACTTTACCGCCATTTCGCATGTTCTCCCTTCGCTTTATTATCCTCACATATATGATATATATTTCATATTAGTTATCAGAAATTAATAGAAAGTTCCTTATCACTTTTTCTTTTTAAGAGACATATTCGCCTTCATATTTGCTTTCATATTAGTCTTCATATTCGCTTTCATACTTCTCGCATTTTTACGATTTTTATTTCTTTCAGCGATCTTATTATTAGCAGATATTTGAGCTTTAACTTTCTTTTTCTTTTCCTCTTTATTATACTTTACTTGTTGTGCTTTAAATTTATTATACTGGTCTAACTTATCTTCGCATGACATAATTTCCTTAAAGATCTTATTTAAATCTCTATCTTTAATAAGTTTAGATTCTCTTATTAAGATATCCTTTTCGAAAAGATTATGATTTTTAATATATAGAGCAGCATAATAACAAGTCTTTTCAAATCCAAATGTTTGTACAGGATTTCTTTCTTTAGGTGGATTCTTTATTGCTTCTCTGGATAGATGTTTATCCAACCAATCCACACTCATATTATTATGAAAAAGTACAAATGCATATGTGAACATAAATGCAGGTGAGTTACTAAAGAAATGTATCTCATAATCAGTATTTATAGATTTCTTCTCTAAACTATCTGAAGTTTTAGGAACAAATTCTAATACTACATCATAGTATAATTTCTTATCTGCATATGATTCAGACGGAATTTGAAAATGGAAGATAAAATTATCTTTGTATCTATAGATATCGTGTTTGAAATCTTTGTGTTCTTTAATTAGTTTTATATAATTTTCGTATAATTTATCCTTAACCATTTCTCTATTAAAAGCAAATGTAGTATTTGTACCTACAGGATTACTTAAAAGAGTTGCAAGGTTAAGTTTATCAATTTTATTTACTTTCATCTAATTTCACCATCTTTCTATATATAGAATTATTTCAGATTTATAATATATAAATGAAAGTAAAGAGGGGTAATACGGTGTTTATTACCGTATTACCCATTTACTCATACATAGGAGGTGCTTCACAGCAGAAATTATCATCTATAAATCAAAAGTCACTCATTAATTTAATGTTATAAATTGATTAGATGTAACTATCAATCCTATGATAGAAGAAACAGATTTAAATATCTGGATATCTGTATCTACTGAATTAATAACAGAAGTTTCCCATAAATCTTCTACTTTTAATGTAGCAATATTATAGAATTTTCCTTCACTTAGAAAAACATTTGCTTTAGTTTCTGCATTTTCCATATCATTATAGAAATTATTTAATACAGTCGCATAAGACTTTAAGAAAGCTTCAAATACTGCATTTATAATAGCATCGATCTCTTTATCATAATTATCACCAATATCAATCTTTTCAGATAATTTTGATTTAATCATAGTAAATACAAGATCATTATTTTCTTTTTCATTAAGAATATATGGAATAATTAAGTTACCACCAAATATGTATCCATGTTTTAATGCAGAACGACAAGCAAAAACAGCATCTTCCAATAGGTATTTATCAGATTCTTTTTCAGATTCTGAATTTCCACCTACATAAAGAACTGCTAATGAACTTTGTAAACCTGCTAATCTCTTTCTTAAGTTGAAGATATCAATATCATGCTCAATATAAGATTCACTTCTGATTAAATCTTCAATTTTTTCTTTAATGAGATTGCATCTTTCATTAATTGCTTCTTTATCACCAAATCCTTCAATGAATCTGGTAATAGTTTCAGTAGCAAATACTTTATTACAAGAACCTAATTTGTGCATAATTTGCTTTACATCTTCAGATCCTAAAGTATATCCTTCTGACTTTCTAAATACTTCACAACCTAAGAAAGTTGCTAAATCATCAACTCTGTCATGATCATCTTTAGTAGCCATAGCCATAGGAACACAGATAATTGGTAAACCATTATTATTTACCAAATTAGCCTGAATAAATGTATCAAAATAAGCATCAAATCCTCTTGCAACAATTACTAATGACTGTTTTAATGATCCACAGATTTCTCCTAAAAGATTACACATAAAAGGTAAATCTTCCTGAGTTATCTTCTCATCAACAATCATTACCAATGGATTAAGATATTCTGCTTCCATTTTATTCTTATCAGTAGCCATAAGAAGATTAGTGAAACCTCTTGGAAGTTCAATACCTCTCGTGATTTCATAATGGGTTTCTTCTGACTTACTCTTCTCAAGATTAACAATTCCATATCTTCCAATTTCTTGGAATAAATCATAGATTAATTCACCATTATTTGCATCATTATTACAAGATACTTTTGCAATATCCTTTAATTCATGCATATCTTCAGATATAGGTTTCGCATAATATCTTACATTAAATGGTTCAGTTTTGTATTCTTCTGAAGTCATAATTTCATAACATAAATTTACAACATCAGAAAGAAGTTTTGGTGGGAAATTAAATTTATTTTTAATTTCCATAAGATTCTGGTAAAGTGCATTTGATACAATTACAGATGAAGTTGTACCATCACCAACCATTCTTACCTGATTTCTTGATACTGATTTAATCATTTCAAGAATAATTCTTGGTATATCAAGATCAAAGTTTATACTTTTAAGCACAGTATAACCATCTTTAGTTACCTTATGCTGAAGCATTTTATCTTGGATAATAGTATTAGAACCAAAAGGACCAAGAGTTTTAGCCAGTGTATCAGCTAAAAATTTCATGGTTTTATCTACATAATTAGTAGATAATTCTGTACCCTTTACATTTTCTCTTAATACTAAATCTTTTTCAAAATTTTCAACTGGACTATTCATTTATAGGGATCTTCCTTTCTATCTCCTTAGTTAGATATAAGAAGATTAATTTCTTTTCCTTGTTTGTTTTGAGCTTAATACAATTTTTATATGTATCTTTTTTTACCAAATCTTTAATCTTATTACAACAATCTTCAAATTTACCATCAGGAAATTGTAATTTTATAATATCAAATTTAGCAAATTTATTTTCCTTATCATTAAACACTTCAGATGATTTAAATGAGGGTTTTACAATTTCTGTCGCCTTTAATTTCGTAACAATTTCAATACTTTTAATTATGTCAATAAATATCTCAACATTTTCAAAGTACTTTACTAATCCTATTGTAAAATTATCCGCATTTTTAATATCATCTAAAGATGAAAATGTTACTAATAGATTATAGTAATCATAGAATTTCATCTTTACATTACCTACTTTCTTTTAAATTATTATATTACTATCATTCAATTAATTATATAATTTTAAAGAAAGTTTACCTAAAATCTCCGTATGGCATGAGCTTATCATTACCATACGGAGATATTGAGTTTATATTATTTTTTGAACATTTTGTTCATTTTACGAGCAGCTTCTTCTTCCGCAGATCGCTTTTTAAGTGAATCCATTCTAGCCTTAATCAATGCGTTTAATTGCGGTACTTCCATTTCGTTAATTTCAGTAAGGGTTATCTGCCCATCAAACAGCTGTAGGATAGTCTCTGTATACTTTGCGTATGACTCTATGCTTTGTTTGATGGCTGCTGCCTTCCCAGACTGATTCTGCGAAAAAGCACTTCTTCCATTGATACAGGAACAGGATCCATCTCATCATGACATGCTGAACATTTAACACCTTTAATAGTATAAGATACTTTATATGTATCAGTAAATTCAGCAATTTCTTCTGATAACTGAAGGTTATCATTATAAGATAATTCTGCAATAGTATCAATCATCATTGTCTTATCATTAAGAGCAATATATGAAGGTTTGCCAGTCTGTCTAATCTTAGCAATATCAGGAATTAAGATTTTATCAATAAATAAATACATACCAATAGCATCAGCATTTTCCTGTAAGTACTGTGGATTAACACCACGAAGTGTTCCTTCGATATAATCATAAAGAGTTGGGATAACAAGATCAACAACAACTTTTGACTCTTCAAGAAGAACTCTCTTTGTCTTATGAATAATAGATTCATTGTAAAGAGCCTGAGTATCTTCTCTATCAAGAATTTCTTTAAGTTTTGCGTATGTCTCTTCTTTATTTCCTCTTACTTCTACTAATGTATTATTATTTACATAGATAGATGTTTCTTTACGACAATCAGGTTTATTACAGATAGTTCTGAAAGAGTTTTCATAAGGGAATGTCTGACAGAAAATACCAAATAACAGTGTTTCTACATCAAAGTATGATGTATTCTTAAGGAATTCTTCAAAACCGATATTTCCGATAGAAGTGTCTTCCATATGATTATGAATATATTTATAAAGCATTTTCTTAGATGAATAAAGGTCTGCATCATTATTCATCAATGTCTGCATTTCATTATTCTTAAGTGCAGACATCTGAGCAATATAGCCAGACTGTACACATACAACCTGTTTTGTTGCTTTAGAATTAAAAATTCTATCTTTTGCATCGAAGATCTTAAGATCATTTGCTTCTCTATCAATAATAATAGAGTCAAGATCAAAGTTCATTTTATCAAGAATATCCTGATTTGAAACGAGCTTTGTAACTTTAGATGATTTCTTCTTTACTGGAGGTTCAGGAATATCAATATCATCAGGAATAGGATCTTCATCTTCCTCATCTTCTTCTTCCTCGTCATCATCAGATTCTTCTTCATCTTCTGTTTCTTCTTCAGATTCTTCTTCATCATCAGATTCTTCCTCTTCTTCGTCAGCATCTTCTAAAGATTCTTCGGCATCTTCATCAAAATCTTCGTCTTCTTCCATTTCTTCATCGACTTCATCTACTTCTTCTTCTTCGATTTCGTCTTCTTCTGCAATTACTGCTTTCTTTTTAAGCTTTGCTTCGAGTTCTTCCTGTTTTGTAGTTTTCTTTTTAGCAGAACTTGAAGTAGTTCCTTTCTTTGCTGTTGCCATATTTAAACAACTCCTTTTTTATTTTTTCTTTTATTAATATTTAAAATTGTAACGAAATTTGCATTTCTTTCTTTCCTTCTTTATCTAAATACATAAAGAATTCTTCTAATGCACCATTATTCGTTATTGAAACCGCAATACCTAATATAGTATTACGATTAGTTGCTGGATCTGTTTGTGGTCTTACTATAATCATAGAAATTCCACTGTCAGGCATATATGTATCGACCTGTTTTCTGATTCTATCTTCAATTTTAGTACAAGTTTTCTCGTCTAAAAAATCAAATTGATATTGTTCGATATCAACACCCAAATCAGGATGGTCTGGATATGTTCCTGGCTTCGTAAGAAGAAGATTTAAGAATTTTTGTGCAACTCCTGGTAGTTCGGTAACTGTGTCAGGTTGATTAAAGTTATTTAAAGCAAACTTTAATTCAGTCTTTCTTTCATCTACGATACCATCAGAAAGAGCCATTTTCATCACTCCTATCTTTATATAAGTAAATTCTATTCTTTATCTAAATGTTATACCTTTCTTAAATCTTTTAAAATTTGATAAACAGAATGTGAAAACTTCTTATTAAGTAAAATAATTTATAAGGAGATGAATAACTTATGGCTGATGTAAAAATTAATGGATATGTCAATCAGACTAAGATTAATGCTGAAAATCAGGCAAATATAAAGAAATTAAATTCAAGTCTTAAAGCTTTATCTCAAAAGATGGATCAGAAGATGAGACAGTTAAAATTTTATTCTTCTAAAAATAGTGGAATATCAAATACAGATGGTAGAGGAATTATTACTTCAATGAATAAAACCTTTACTTATACTGAAGATAACACAATTTCAGTTATATTTAATTTTCAGAAGGATCACTTTGCTTGTGTGTTAAATATAGTTATGGATGCTTCATCTGCTAATTATAAATCCATTAATACTGCTTTAAGAAGTAAAAAATTGAATGGTAAATCTTTATATCCAAACTGTGTGTCTACTGCATTTAATGTAGATGATACTTCTCAATCTTTTAATAATGCATACAAAAATGCTGAAAGGTTTGTACTTGAATTTATGAAAGTTGTAGAACAAGCAGTAAAGATTTATCAGAATAATAAAAAGAAAGGAGTAATATAGCCCTATGTTTTTAGATAATATTCAGAAAAGAGACGAATACGAATTTGATATCTTTTCATATTCTGCTTCTATAGATAGTGCGATGGATGCAGTAAGACAAGATAAATTCGGAATGTTAAATAAATTATCTGAAGATTTGCTTTCTGAAGGTTTATTTGATAAGAACGAAAGTTTAAATAAAATTAAACAAAAGACTCTTAATCTTCTTAAGAGAGAGAAAGAAAGAGCAAAAAAAGCTGAAAAACTTAAAAATAGTAAAGAGCATAGGATTGTTGATAAAAAGATCGGTCCTTTACTTAAACAGAAAGCTAAATATATGACTGGAAAATATAAAGATAAAAATCTAAGAGATGAAAAGGTTCAAAGAGAATTTCAATCAGATATCACTTCAATTTTTAAGGAAGTATTTTCTGTAGACTTTTCAGATACAGAAGGAATTTCAGAAGCAATAATTCTATTCTTTATTATATTTCTCTTACAATCATTTATTCTTTCAATTTTAAATTTATTCTGTGGGGGAATATGTGCTATGATTTTGCTTTCTGTATTTGTCACACCTATTCTTGAGGAAATGGCAAAAAATTATGAAGTTAAGCGAAATAACATAGGCAACTTCTCATTTATACTTAATGCATCAGAAACAATTCTATATTTTGTAAAGGGAGATTTAGCAGGACGTATTCCTGCTATTATAATGCATTATATAACTTCCCTGATTCAGACTAAGATTATAAGAGAAGACGAAAGTAATGATAAGTTATCTTTAATTGTATCGATAATTATTCATTCTCTTTATAACTTAGCAGCAAGTTTTACAGTATTAAATAGTTAAATGAGGAGATAATAATATGGCGACAAAGAAAGTTTTTAAATGTCCGCTATGTGATTTTAAATCTACAAATAAACCATCTTTGTATAGACATATAGAAGATGAACATAAAGAACAATATAAAAATTCAAAAACAGAGTCTCCAGCACAATTTTACTTTAACCTGAAATATAATAAAACTTCAGGTAAATGTATAGTATGTGGTTCAAAAACTAATTGGAATCCTTCTGTAGAAAGATATGATAGAATTTGCGGAGAAAGATGTTCAGAAAAATATCGTGAGATGTTTAAAGAAAGAATGAATAAGAAATATGGAAAAGACCATTTATTAAATGATCCAGACCAACAGAAAAAGATGTTAGCTAATCGTAAGATTAGTGGAGAATATAAATGGTCAGATGGAAAGTCTAAGAAGACCTATACAGGTTCTTATGAAAAAGATTTTCTTGAATTTCTTGATATTATGATGCAATTTAAATCTCATGATGTTATTGCACCAGCACCACAGGTATTTAAATATCAGTATGAAGGTAAAGATAGATTCTACATACCTGATTTTTATATTGCTTCTTTAAATTTATTGGTAGAAATTAAAGATGGCGGAGAAAATCCAAATCAGCATCATAAAATACAAGATGTTGATAAGAAGAAAGAATTATTAAAAGATAATGTAATGAAAAATCAGAAAGAATATAATTATCTTAAGATTACAGATAAAGATTATTCTATTTTTATGAATTATCTTATTGATATTAAGACAGGTGAAGAAAAATGGATACCACCAAAAGATGATAATAAAGTTAATGTATTTCAGGAAGAAGTATCATTAGAAGATCAGATTTCTGCAATTCAAATAGAAGATAATATTAAATCATTCTTCAATGAAATGATGGATGAATTTAAATTATTAGAAGATTATAATAATGAAGAAATGTTATCTGAAGGAGAAGAAAAGAAGAGACCTGTCTTCATAATGGTATCAACTCCAGGAATTCATTCACCGTTTTCATCTGTTATAAGACAATTAACTCATTGTAAATATTCTCACTGTTCTATATCTTTTGATAGGAACTTAGAAAATTTTTATTCATTTACAATAGAGAAAGGGTTTACCAAAGAACCTAAATCTAAATTTATTAAATTAAAATATAAATTTACAATATTATATACATATGTAAGTGAGTCTTCTTATAAAAAGATGAAGAAGTTCATTGATTATATGGAGAAAAATAAAAATAAATTCCATTATAATAAAGATAAAATGCTCTCTTTATTAATACAGAAAAAAGAAGAATTGACTGATGCATATGTATGCTCACAATTTGTTTCAAAGGTTCTTGATATAGGTAAAGTAAAGTTAGTTAAAGATTTTTCTTTATATACTCCTAAATCATTTTTAGATGAACCAAGTCTTAATTTCTTAATAGATGGTGAAGATATTAGTAGTCCATCTGTATATAATAAAACTAAGAAACTTTAAAAAGGAATTCCATATAGAGTAATTTTATAACTCTATATGGAATTTTTAATCTAAAAATTAATATAAATAATAAATTATAGAATTTCTGAAATAAAATAAATTTCAGTTATATATTCTATTAGTGAATCTATAGATAGAAATATTT